TCATCCATCTTGCTGATGAACTCCGGCACCATTTCGTTGAAGTCGGACATGTATTATCGCGCAGCTCGTCACATGCGTCAACGAACCGCTTAATTTCCGCCTCAGCAGGGCGCACAGCCTCTTTAAGGCGTTTCAGGTACTCGCGCCCCGGCTTTTCGATTGCCGTCTTGCTGCGTGATACCTGCGCCGCCAGAGACGCAACACGGTCACGCCCTTTCTTGGTGGTCAGGTCCGGAACCTCGTTCACGGCCTGTCGAATCTGCTCCAGGTAAGCGTCAAGACCGCCAGCCCGGTACAGGGTCGGCGCCTGCTCTGGTTTTATTTCAATGACGGTTAAATCCATTATTTCGCTCATGGTTTCCCCTGAAATTTGGTTGTAAGAATCCCCGGCGCGATGAAAGCCGCCTGATAGCTCAGTTAATTTCGTGCGCTGATATGCGCGGTTAATGCGTCCCGGCTGGCACCAGGTTCGGCAACAGGTCGCGTGCCTCAAATGCTTTGCGAATGTGGCGCAGGTTGCCCTGCGGTTCGAACCAGAAGGTGTCCTTCAGGTAGTCACGTGAAACCTTCCAGGTGGCGCCTGTTTTAGCGTTACGCATCATCACGGCGCGTCCGCTGTTAGGAATTGAGTTAGCCATTGAACACCCCCGTAACGTGCAGAATTTTGATAATCAACGCTGTCCAGATAACGCCGCAGATCAGCAGGAAGTAAATCAGTGAACGAATGCCATTTCTGCTCATGCTGAACCACCAGGCATCAGGCAGAATGCGCTTGCTATCAGTACGCATACGACGATGGCGAATGCGTGTGCCAGAAACTTAAACCACTCAGTTTTATCTTCTTCACGGATCATCTCTTCACCTTTGCCTTAAAGCCGGCCAGCTGAGCATTGTTATGATTATCCGGCGTTGCCGGTGTTGTTTGGATGAGATGATAATAGCAATGAGTATTAACCATAGCAATACGTATTGATATTAATTGATAGCATTTGCTATTAAATAACTGATAGCTAAATGAATTTATTTTTTGTTATTGTGCTGGTATGCTCAAAAAAAACACAGGAGGCTACATGAGACCGCCGATCACAAAGGAAGAAGTCGAGTTGCTGATGCAGGATATGGAGATGCTGGCAGAGCAGCAGCTAGTAGGGCTGGAGGCGTTAGAGGCTCTGAGACTGCTGGAGATGCGCAGACAGACCGGTAAGCTGGAGGCTATAAAGCGATTGATATCGCATGGAAAGGAGTAGGGCAGTGAAAACCCGGCGCAGGGGCCGGGGTGTAAAGGTGGTCAATGTGGCTTAGGAAGTTCTGGTTTCTTAACTGCCTCAACAATTCTTAATGCATCAGCTGCTGAAATCGCTCCATCGGCGGACTTCTTAGATAAATAATCTCCAAGACGATTAGGAATGTATTCATTTTGCATCCACCGTCTAAACAACCCTAATGCGTCATCCGGGTAGATCCAGGCGTCAACAGGGCCTGCACGATGTTGAGGAAACCAGTCTGGATAAACATGTGGCGACTTTGTGCGCTGGCCATACTTTTCGTCACAACCATTCGCGACCCAGTGTTTTGACCACATGGTGCCAACACTTATATCTGGAATTGCCGAGGGACCAAAGTCAAAGTTACCTTTAACCATTTTTAATGAAAGATCTGCCATTTCTCTAAATACAGAAAAATATCCAAATGGAACCTGATCATTCATTAATAGTCTTTCATGGAAGCACTCAAGAGCGCCCCTCTGTGGGTTCTCTGGGTCAATCCCTACACTTAAGTATATGAATCTACGCAGTTGAGAACCCGCTAACTTACGAAAGTTAGATAAAGCTACTTCACGACTACCCTGAATAGCTTCAAATGCGTAATACTCAAGAAAGGCCATGCAGACAACATCAGGGAATGCGTTTGTCTCTGTGCCTTGAATTACTGTCTTATGAAATAATCGGTTGAGATTTAATCCTTGCTCTCTAAGCTTTTGGTCTATGAATTGGCCTCTGGGTTTCGTCCTTTCATCGTCCCAGTTTGAGGCGAGCCGAAGGAGAGCTGCATGGTCCACGCCACATAATCTAGCCAAACCTCGCTGAGTTAAAAATGGAGACCCATCATTCATAACGCCCATTTGAATGCCATCAACATCGGCTTCTTTTATCGGGTATAGTTCCATTTGTAGCTGGTGACCAGATAATGCCAAAGGTAAGTTATCCATTTGAATTCCTTAATTATTGTGATGATGACCACCTTGTTGTGTCAAATCGCCAAGGCATCTAATCAGGCCACTTGCTTGCTACCCATGCTTCCTGTACGTCTGCGGCATGCTGCCGATCACCTTGCCGAACACGAACACCCGGTTCATCTCGTCTTTCTCGATCGGGTCCCACGCCGCATAGCTCTTGTTATCGGAGATAACCAGCAGCTTGTCCTTCATCTTCTGCAGGCGCTTGACGTGAGCGGTGTCGTCGTACAGGAACGCGTATATCCCGTCGCCGTCGAAACTCTTTACGCTGATGTCGACGAAGAGCAGATCACCAGGCTCAATCGTGCCAGACATGCTGTCGCCCCGGACGTTGATGATCCTGATGTTCTCGGCCTTTCGTCCATCGAACATGTGGCGCGCTTCCGCTGGATCATACTCAACAGAACGGAGAATCTCGACGAACTCCTGGTTCACAATGCCCGGTCCCGCGCTGACCATAAGGTCCAGAACATCAATCCTGAATGTATCGGTATCATGGCTTTTAACCTGGGAAGCGCGAGGTAGTTGGCCATCATCGCGCATCGGTCCATTTCCGGTTGATAACCATTCAGACCTGACGCCCAAAGCATTAGCTATCTCGACAATTTTTGTTGAACCCCTGGCGTTTCCACTCACCAGGCGCCAAATGGTCGGCTGAGCAATACCTGAGGCCTTCGCAAGCGCCCCTTGTGACATTCCGGCCGAAGCCATGGCCTCGTTTAAACGATCTGCAAGAGTTTCTTTTTTCATAATCTCAAATTTATACGCTTGCGTATTACTGGTCAAAACACGTTTTGCTATTGCTAAAACCAATACGCATTGCTATTATCACTTTGCACCAATACTTATAGGAATTGGAACATGACGAACAAAACCATCCAGAAGGCAATTGATATCGCTGGCAGTCAGAAAAAATTGGCCGATCTGTGTGGCGTAGCGCAGCCGACAGTTTGGCGCTGGCTGCATGGCGGCGGAATTGATGCTCGCTATGTAATGAAAATTGTGTCTGCGACTAACGGCAAGATTAAGGCGGCAGAGATCCGGCCTGACCTTGCGCAGTTGCTGAGCGCGCATTCACCGGCCGCCTAACCCGCGGCCTTTCAATCAACACCAGAGGAAGTATCACAAATGGAGAGTTCAACGACACGCAACAAAGTGGAGGCTCGCAGGATAGAAAGCTGGTTACACAGCCAGATAGCTGAACTGGGAGCCACGAATATCGCCAAAGTGGCCGGAGTGAATAAGTCGACGGTGAGTCGCTGGCGGGAAAGTCTGCTGCCGAACATGTCGCTACTGCTGGCCATCCTGATTTCTAACAGGCCGGGAGAGAAAGGTGATTTTGAAGCATGAGTGGAAACAGAAAGGCGAAAGCCGCAGTGCGGGAACACTAACGGCTTTCTACGCGAATTAACTGGATCAATTCACAGGAGTAATTATGGCAAATACTGCCGAAGTAATCAATTTCCCTGTGCCTGTCGTGGCACTACAGGAGCTGCGCGTGGCAGATCTCGACGATGGGTTTACGCGCATCGCCAATGAGCTCCTTGAAGCTGTCATGCGTGCAGGTTTGTCGCAGCATCAGCTTTTGGTGTTCATGGCTGTCATGCGCAAAACATACGGCTTCAACAAGAAATCTGACTGGGTCAGTAACGAGCAGCTCTCGGAGCTGACCGGCATTCTCCCGCATAAGTGCTCAGCTGCAAAAAGCGTCCTGGTTAAGCGGGGGATATTAACTCAAACCGGTCGCGTAATCGGGATTAATAAAGCGGTCAGCGAATGGTCATCTTTACCCGTAAAAGGTACGGAAAAAGGAGCTTACCTGAAAAAGGTAACATTACCCGAATCAGGTAAGAAAAGTTTACCCGAATCAGGTAACGCCTATTACCCGAATCAGGTAAACACAAAAGACAAACATACAAAAGACAATAAAGACAATATTAATAACCCCCCTAAATCCCCCCGGGCGGTTTCGTTCGATGCGTTAGCTGTTCAGTTGCCTGACTGGCTTTCTGCAGAAATCTGGTCGTCATGGGTGGCATATCGTCGCGACCTGAAAAAGCCGATCAAGTCTCAGCAGACGGTCACCCAGGCTATCAACCTGCTGGACCGCTGCAGACTGAACGGTTACGCGCCCGAAGAAATTATCAACCGCAGCATCGCCAATGGCTGGCAAGGCCTGTTTGAGCCAAATAGTGCCAAGCCTCAACCAAGTCAACAGGTGCGAGTTGCCGAAAATTTCGCAGGGAAGGATTACGGGCAGACTGAAATCCCATCATGGGCGAGGGACTGATCATGGAACTGGAAGAAAAAATCACAGCCATTGAGCGGATGCTTGATCAGCTGAGTAAGCCACCTGAGCAGATCGCTAATTGCGAGCTGGTTTGTGAACGCGTGTTCTGCGAAAAGCATGGTGAATACGAGCAACGCAAGCGGATGTTTACTAACGGCATTGTCAAGATGCCATCACCACCTACGCGCTGCCCGGGCTGCCTGGAAGACGAACTGAATTTTCTGAAGGATGAAAAGGTTCGCTGGGATAAGCGAGTTCGCCAGCAAACTGCAGAAAGGCTGCTTCGCCAGCTGGACATACCAGAGCGCTTCTCCACGTGCACTCTGGACAGCTACAAGCCTGTTGGGAAGGATTCTGAGAGAGCACTACGGGTCTGCCAGGCCTACGCATCGAAATGGACTGATCGCCTCCAGCAGGGCGGTGGGTTGGTTATGTGTGGCAAGCCTGGTACCGGTAAAAACCACCTTGCGCTGGCCATTGCCCGCCATGTGATTGAGCACCACCAAAGCTCGGTCATTTTCACGACGGCGCTGAAGATTGCCCGGGAGTTTAAGTCGACCTGGTCAAAAACAGCCACGCGCACTGAGGATGAGGTGATCCGCTACTTCACGAAGCCAGACCTTCTGATTGTCGATGAGGTTGGTGTGCAGTTTGGCAGTGAAGCCGAGAAGATGATCATGTTTGAAATCATCAACACCCGCTACGAGCGTCTGAAGCCGACGATCCTGATCAGCAACCTGCCGAAAGATGAGCTGACGCAGTTTATCGGCGAGCGCGTCATCGACCGCATGAACGACGGCGGCGGCTGCACGATTTCGTTTACCTGGGACAGCTATCGGGAGAACCGGTCATGACAGGAAAAGACGCAATTCTGAACTACCTGAAAACGCATAAAACCTGCAGCTCTCCAGATGTAGCTGCAGCTTCCGGGATGACGCATACCTGCATCAACCAGGCTGCAAATATCCTGGCAAAGCAGGGTGTTCTGGTAGCTGAAGCTCGGGTGTGGCGGACGGTTTACTACCGGCTGGCCACTGAGGAAGAAATTTCAGGCAGAAAGAGCACGAACCAGATTTTCAACGAGTGTCGGCAAAGCCCGGCGATGAAGCGGGTACTGGCTGTTTACGGGAGAACATCAGCATGACTATCACACTACAGGCAGTAAACGAGCTCATCGCCTCCCTGGAGAACGCAGGCGAGCTGTCGATCAAAGAGACAAAGGTTATGGCGCTGGCGAAAGCGTTTAAGCAGCTGGTTGCGGAGAATGTGGAGCTGAAGCAGTCAGAGCGAGAGCTCGACAATACGTGCGCTGAAGAATTCGGTCAGGACTGGGTTAGCGAATTGACCGAAACCCCCGCCACCGATCGCATCGTAGCCGAAGCCGAGGCGCGCGGAATTGAGAAGTTCGCGAAAAAGCTTGAGTCACGTGGCAGGCATCAGGACTACGTTGCAATTGCCAACGCATTCGCCAATCAGCTGCGCGAGGGGGCCAAATGAGCATTGCCACTTATCTCAATACCGGTTTAGCCATTCTGGGATGGGCATACATCATGGTTAAAACAGGCCAGTGGATTACCAAAAATGCTCTGAGGCAGTGGGACAAGCGTCGTAAGGAATCTCGTCGCCAGAAAGCTGTGAATGAGTTTTATGACGCCTTTGAGCTTAACAGCCTGGAACCTGGCTCTACCGTTCGCCTGGCCACTAAAGGCGACCTGACAATCATGATGTTCCGCAGCGAGGGGGCCGACAAATGATCCACTTCCACGGAGGCCCAATAACCCCCGACACCTGCGCGCTGAAGGCATGGAAAGGCCGGCACGCATTTATCTCTTTCGCGAACTCAGGTCAATTAGCGCTGGCTAGCGAAGTTACTCAGTCATTTGCTCTGGATAACGGCGCATTCAGTTTCTGGACGAAAAAACGAGTTGTGGACTGGAACGAGTATTACCGGTTCGTCGAGCGTTGGGCTAATCACCCGCGGTTCTCATTCGCCATTATCCCGGACGTTATCGGCGGTAGTAGCGAAGAAAACGATGCGCTGATTGCAGAGTGGCCGCACGGAAAGTTCATTGGGGCGCCAGTGTGGCACATGAACGAACCAGACGAGCGGTTTATTCAACTCTGCAATGAGTTCCCCCGCGTGGCGATCGGCAGCATGGGAGAATATGACGCAAAGCGGCCGCGCCGCTGTGTGGCTCGCCTGCGTGACTTAATCCGGCATGTTGTGGATGAGAACGGCTACCCGATCTGCAAACTGCACGGCCTACGTATGCTCAATGCCGATATTTTCCGCCATATACCGCTGTCATCAGCTGATAGCACAAACGTGGCCCGCAATATCGGTATCGATAAATCATGGCAGAAATCAGCCTATGCACCGGCCAGCAAAGAAACGAGAGCCGCTGTACTCGTTGAGCGTATCGAGTCAATGAACAGCGCCAGTGCGCTCAACTATAACGCCGAACGCGACCGCTTTATGCCGCAATTGGCCTTTGAGATTTAGGGAGTCAACCATGACTAATATCACCGAACTGGCGCAGAGAGCCAGAATCAATGCTGAATGCGGTGAGCATCTTTCCCCGGCGGAGACCATGGAGCTGGTAGAGGCACTGGAGAATTCAGAATCACGGCTTCATGAGGTCGCCGTAGCGTGCGCAACCGCAGAGCAGGCGCTGGAGAAGGCGCAGCAGCAAACGACTGAAAGCGAAAATCGCGTTCGCAAGCAGAATCGCCACATCTGTGAGCTGTTCGACGATAACACAGCACTGCGCCAGCGCATCGCCGGGCTGGAGTCCCGCACCGTCACCGTGAAGCTGCCGAAGCTCAAAATGCTCGAAGACTATCTCGCAGAGGTAGCCATTGAAGAGCGGAAACAGATTTTGGTCGGCGTGAAACTTGAGTTTCATCGTGCGTGTGTTGCCGCTGGCATCAAGGTGGAGGCTGAGTGATGCGTAAATTCAAAGTGACCATTGAGACCGGGATTGTTGGCGGAAATTTCGAGGAAATATTCGAAGTTGAAGATGATGCAACCGATGAAGAGATTGCAGCAGAAGCTAAGGATATTTTCCTGAATCAATGCAATTACGGCTACAGCGAAATTACCGGGGAGACTGAGTGATGGGCATAACTGAAGGGTTTTGCGCTGACCTGTATTGCGACTGTGATGGCTGTCAGTCAGGGAAAATCTATCCGCAGGGGCAGGCTGATTTTATTGGCCGGAATATGACCGACATTTCTCAGCAGGCGCGCAAAGCTGGCTGGCGCATCAGCAAAGACCGCCAGCGTTGCTATGCGCCGGGCCACAAAATTTCACGGGGAGCCAACCAATGACCAGCAAATTAACCAGAGAGCCAATCACTCACAAATTGAAAATTTACCCTGAATTCTTCTCTGCTGTCTGTACTGGCGTTAAACGCGCGGAGCTGCGTAAAAATGACCGTGATTATCGTGTTGGCGACACTCTTCACCTGATGGAGACACCGCGCGGTAGTTGTCATCAAACGGGAGAGTTTATCAATGTGAAAATCACCCATATCGCTGACGTTGGCGAATGGATGCCGGGTTATGTTCTGCTGAGTGTTGAGCTACAGGAGCGCCGCAAGGCCAACAGCGATCCGGTGGCGTACATCAGCAAAGCAGACTTTGATGCCGGTTTTCCGCATATCCTGGCAAGAAGGGATTTCAACAAGGCTTGCACTATGCCAGTCTACGCCGCCCCGCAGCCAGCGCCGGTAGTGCCGGATAAAATGACAGCGATTGTTAAGGATGAGGCCGAGTACGTAGAAGGCTGGAACGCCTGCCGCGCCGCCATGCTCAACGGAGGTAAGTCATGAAAGACAAGCTACTGCTACTCAGAAACCAGCTGAAGATGGGGCATAGAATATCATTCGCTGAAGCAATGCTCCTGCAGAGAGCTATCGACATTCTTGTGAGTAAGGCTGGCAACCTTCCGGTTAACGATGTCACTGCTGGTAAACTGTTTACCAATGGTGATGTCGTTACCGTTGAGTCGCTGACCACCATCAATCCCGCGCCAACTCTGGATTTATTGCCAAAAAACGCCGAGTCGCTGACCGGCAATTCTCCGGCAAATCCGGATTGTTGGTGCCGCACATGCCGTCCTGTGGTCTTGAATGATATGCGCTTCGTGGTGTGCCCAGACTGTGGAAACAAGCGATGCCCGCGAGCGAATGACCATAGAAATTCCTGCACCGGAAGCAATGAGCCTGGTCAGGAAGGAAGTGCGTATCCGGATAACCAGCAGTCACCTGGCAGTGAACCCGCTACCGTGCCGGGTAAATGGATTCCGGTAAGCGAGCGGATGCCTGAAAAAGGGCAGGCGGTGCTTGTGTACAGGCCTAAAGCGCATGAAGGTGGCGACTCGGATGTAAGGGTTGCTGTATACGGTAGACATAATTTTGAGCATGGTTTTGGTTGCTATTGGGAGCCGTCGCACTGGATGCCGCTGCCAGCCGCCCCGCAGGAGGTTGGTGATGCCTAAATCCCCCGCAGAACGCAAAGCCTCCAACTGAAATCAAACCCCTCTCCGGAGGGGTTTTTATCGTATATGCTCATTTTGCTTTTATCCCCGTAACGGGCGATAATTACCTCGTCAGCCTGAGCAACTGACACGATTATCCGGCGCCAAGTGGGGACACATGGCGCAAACACTGCAATTTGAGAAGAGTTATCAAAACGTACTGATTCCCGCAGAGCCGGGAACCAGCGAATACCTGCAACTTATCCCGGTGGGGCAACTGCTTTGCGGTGAGTTCCGCAAGCCCAGGAATTACGCATTCCACAAGAAGTTCTTCAAGCTTCTGACTCTCGGTTATCACTACTGGACGCCTTCCGGTGGCCTCATTGAGCCCGCTGAGCGCACCCTCATATCCGGGTTTATCGACTTCCTCTCATCCGACTTCGATCAGCGCGCTGCGCTCCAGAACGCCGCGGAGATGTATCTCTCCTCTGTCGGTATTTCTCGTTCCCGCGATATGGCGCTGCTGAAACACTTCGAATCCTTCCGCGAGTGGGCAACCATTCAGGCTGGCTTTTACGACGAATACCAGATGCCTGACGGCAGCCGTCGTCGTGTCGCAAAGTCGATCTCCTTCGCCAGCATGGACGACAGCCAGTTTAACGGCGTCTACAAATCAGTGCTGAATGTGCTCTGGAACTACATTCTGCGTCGCAAATTCCACTCGCCAGCTGAGGCTGAAAATGCCGCCAGTCAGCTGCTGAGCTTTGCGGGGTGATGGCTATGCAATGTCTTCTCGCCAAAGTAATGGATCGCGGCATCTTCCGCGTTCCCGCTCGCCGCAAGCGCAAGGTCGAAGTTAAGCCTTCCGATATCCCCACCTTTCACTATACGGCTCACCTGGCAGATGTCCGCTGGTTGCGCCGCGCTGCCAGAAGGAAAATCGCATGAGCATCTATCAACGCATCAACGGCGCTGACTGGCGCAATATATGGGTAGTCGGCGATCTGCATGGCTGCTACACGAACCTCATGACCCAACTCGGCAAGGTGGATTTCGACCCGGAGCAGGACCTGCTTATCTCCGTTGGCGACCTCATCGACCGCGGATCAGAAAACGTTGAGTGCCTGGAGCTCATCACAATGCCGTGGTTCCGCGCCGTTCGTGGAAACCATGAGCAGATGATGATTGATGGCCTGTCAGCGCATGGCAATGTTAATCACTGGGTGGCTAACGGCGGCGGGTGGTTCTTCTATCTGGACTACGACAAAGAGATTCTGGCTAAAGCGCTGGCTCACAAAGCCACTGAGCTGCCGCTGATCATCGAACTGGTGACCGGCGACCGCAAAGTGGTCATCTGTCATGCTGACTACCCGCACAACGAATATGAGTTCGACAAGCCAGTACCAGAGGAAATGGTCATCTGGAACCGGGATCGGGTGAGTGATGCGCAGGACGGAAACGTTAGTGAAATCACTGGTGCCGACCTGTTTATCTTCGGTCACACCCCGGCGCGGCAGCCCCTCAAGTTCGCCAACCAGATGTATATCGACACCGGGGCTGTGTTCTGCGGCCGCCTGACCTTGGTGCAGATCCAAGGTGGTGAGCATGCGTAAACCAGCACGTCGTAAATGCGCCCACTGCAGGGAGTGGTTCCATCCGGCCCGGGAAGGGCAGGTGGTATGCAGTTTTGAATGCGCCAGCGCGATCGCTAAAAAACAGACGGCAAAAGCCCGTGAAGCGGCGAAGGCCAAAGCGGTGAAGCGCCAGCGAGAATCCGAGAAAGAAGGGCGCCAGCGTCGCCGGGCCAAGCGCGAGTCATTCAAGACAAAGGCCCAGTGGGATAAAGAGGCTCAGTCGGCTTTCAACCGGTATATTCGCATTCGTGACGAAGGTAAGCCCTGCGTCAGCTGCGGAAGCCCGCTCATCGGCAAGAGCAACTACCTGACCGGCAGCGCCATTGATGCCAGTCACTACCGTTCCCGCGGCGCGGCGTCTCACCTGAAATTCAACGTGTTCAATGTCCACTCCGCCTGCACCCGCTGCAACCGGCAGTTGAGCGGCAACGCTGTTGAATATCGCATTCACCTGATTGAACGCATTGGCCTGGATCGCGTTGAGCGCCTTGAGGCTGATAACGAGCCGCGCCGGTTCGACATTCCCTACCTGCAGCGAATCAAATCCATATTCACCCGCAGAGCCCGCGCGCTGGAAAAGCGCCGCGCCCGCCATCAGGAGGCCGCATGAGCCGTGACGTTATCGAACGCATCCGCGACCGCTGGCAAAAGCTGCGTCTATGCCGGCACCGTGGCACCGTACTGGTTGACTACCGAATTTTGAAGAATTTCGTCCGCATCTATCAGGCTTCAGGAGAGAAAGCATGAATACCCAGTACCTTGAGTATGTTCGCCAGCAGCTGATAGTGGCCACCGCGGATCTGAGCGGTGCGACGAAAGGACAGTTGGTTGCTTTTGCAGAGAACGCACAATTCACCGCTACGGCGCGCAGCCGGGGAAGGAAGAAAGTAGCCGATCCGGTAACAGGCCGCATGGTAAACCCATCCAGCCCGCCAATCCCCGGGCAGCAGTCGCGCGCAAAAGGTTCATCAATCGCTCTCGTTCTGCCCGTTGAGTACTCGACGGCAAGCTGGCGCCGGGCTCTGCTGTCGCTGGAAGAGCATCAGAAAGCCTGGCTGCTGTGGAATTACAGCGAGAACATCCGCTTTGAATATCAGGTCGCGATAACACAGTGGGCATGGGAAGAATTCCGTGATCAACTCGGCGCTAAGAAAGTGGCCGGCAAGACGATGGAGCGGCTGAAGAAACTGATATGGCTGGCGGCGCAGGACGTGAAAGCAGAGCTGGCGGGTAAGTATGTATACCAACACCAGGATCTTGCAGCCCTGTGTGGCGTTAAGCCTGATAACTGGTGCCATAACTACGCTGATTACTGGCGGGCTATGTGCGCCATTTTTAAGCGGCTTGATAGCGACTCTCTTCTCTGTGCCGTGAGAACACGATCACAACAAAAAGCGACTTTTTCGCAGCAAGGTCTTGCAAAAGTCAATTAAATGCGTCATATTTGAGTCTACTTTGATATGCTGCCTTAACTTTAAGTGGCGGCATGAAGAATAAAAAGGCCCTGGCGGAAACGTCGGGGCTTTTCCGTATCTGGAGGGTGAAAAAATGCATAAATAAACGGTAAGACCGCAGCCGCAAGGCAATGGAGCAGTCGTGATGTTCCCCTGAGTCGCCATTGAGCGAGCCTGTGTAGCGACGGGTCAAGGTTCTTATATCAAAAGAAGCTCCGGTAAAGCAGCGCGAATGCCAGACGTGCACCGGTTATAAGCGGCGATGATGCGGCATGGACTCAAGGGCATGAGCGCGGACCACTGCGAGAGTGTGGTTGTGCAATCCGGTCAGGGCTCTTGGGTAGAGACGTGCTGCACGACACGTCGACACCCGCAGCGCAAGAGCCCTGAACCAGATTGAGGGTCGATCGTATAAAGGTAATTACGGCAGGCTGTTAACCTGCTTATCGTGGTTCGATTCCACGTCGTCCCGCCAAATTACGGAGCTCTGGCGTAGATGGTTCGCGCGGATGCCTGAAGAGTATCAGGAGATGGTTCGATTCCATCGGGCTCCACCAAATTAGCCGGCTTAGCTCCAATGGTAGAGCAGTCGCCTTGTAAGCGAATGGGTAGCGGTTCAAGTCCGTTACCGCCGTCACTTTTACCCTTGGTATTACTTCCCGCCTTGAGCGGGTTTTTTTTTCGCGCTTCGCATGCGCATCCAAATAACGTCGAACCAATCACTTTGAAATGAGCCTTTGAGGAAGTCAGTTAGTGCTGGCGAGCCTCGACGGGCTGATTTCCTATGCGACAAAGGTTCATCTCAAAGAAGGTAAACGCAATGCACGACTCAACGAGCGGGTTGGTCTTTGGGGTTGGCAAACTCGATGTGCACCCCGTTATCAATAAAGGAGTAAAACTCAGATCATACAGAGTATGGTTTGGGATGCTGAAAAGATGCTACGGAAAGGGAACAGCATTTAAAAGTGAATACCAAGGATGCTCAGTCGATGAACAATGGCATAAGTTCAGTAATTTTCAGCAATTTTACGACAAGAACTACTTCGAAGGCGCCGAGTTAGACAAGGATTTGCTTTATCTGGGCAATAAAGTTTACTCAAAAGATAGGTGCGTTTTCATTCCGCCATTCCTCAACGCCTTTATCACTGTTAGGCCGCCAAGAAACAACAACCTTCCGATTGGCGTATACCAAGTTAGCAACAGCCGGAAGTATCAATCAGAAATACAAGTTAATGGCGAAAGAAAATATTTAGGACTCTTTGAAGATCCGCATGAAGCTCACTCCGCTTGGTTTAATGAAAAGCTGAAGATGGCAATCTCCTACAAAGAGCTGTGTGATTCTCTGCACCCTGATTTGTATGGCGGACTCATAACCAAAATAGAAAGCATGCGAGTCTATCCGGATTAATAATTCTACATTTTCAGGGCCCCTGGGAATCACCCTCGACGCTTTGTTGGTAAATCAGCCCGACGGCCCTGACCTTCTCACACACAGCTTCCCGATCTTTCATCGGAGGCGGTAACTATGGCTAAGCGTATGCAAGACAAAGAGAGCATTGCCGGGATGTCCTGGCTGGTTCTGCTGATCATTGCTTGCTGGGGTGGACTTGTCCGCTACCTGATAGATGTGAAGCAGAGCAAGGCGACGTGGAGCTTGATCAATGCTCTTGCCCAAATGGTGGTTTCAGGGTTTACCGGCGTTATTGCTGGCCTGGTGAGCATTGAAAGCGGACTGAGCATTTACATGATTCTGGCAACCGCGGGGATAAGCGGCGCGATGGGTTCCGTGGCGTTGACATATTTCTGGGAGCGTCTGACGGGGATTAAAGATGCAAATCAGTAATAACGGTATCGCGCTAATTAAGCGATTTGAGGGTTGTCGGTTAACTGCATATCCCGACCCGGGCACCGGCGGTGATCCCTGGACGATAGGTTACGGCTGGACTGGGAAAGTCGACGGCAAACCTATCAAGCCCGGAATGAAGATTGACGACGCAACGGCGGATCGCCTGCTGCGCACTGGCGTAGTGAGCTTTGACCAGGCGGTAAGCAAGATGCTCAAAGTCTCCGTTACCCAGAACCAGTACGACGCGCTTGTGTCGCTGGCCTACAACATCGGTACGCGAGCGCTATCCACATCAACGCTGATGAAGAAGCTGAATGCGGGCGATGTGAAAAGCGCAGCTGATGAGTTCCTTCGCTGGAACCGGTCAGGCGGCAAGGTAATGGCTGGGTTAACGAATCGCCGCAAGGCAGAGCGTGAGGTATTTCTCTCATGAAACTCGTTGATGACTGGAAAAGCGCATGGCGCTGGTTCTCCATGCATGCACTGGTGCTGGCCGGGATTATCCCCACGGTATGGGCCGAGCTACCGCCAGACCTTAAGACCGCAATCCCTCCGGGTGCGATGGGTGCCATTACAGCGGTAATCGCTGCATGCGGCGTGGTTGGTCGTCTGGTTAACCAGAGTAAGCCGCAATGACTGCCGAAGCCATTCTGGCGCTGGTTAAAAAGTTCTGGCTGCCGGCTATCATGGCCGGGCTGATTGGTACGCTGGCTATCGCTGCCAGCCACTACAAAGACAAAGCCGAGCAGGAAAAGCAGCGAGCCGATGGAGCCGAACAGCAGGTAAACGCAGCTCAGGCCATAATATCCAACGTTCTGACCACCATGACCATCTTCAACACCATTGTAGAGGCCAATCAGCATGCAAAAGAGCAGATCGCACTGGACGCATCGGGAGCCTCGGCTGATATCCGGGTTGCTGTTGCGAATGATGATTGCACTAATCGCCCTGTGCCTGCTGGCGCAGTTAAGCGGCTGCAACAATTCGCGAACGGTCTACGTCAAAGTGCCGGAGGTCCCGCTACCGGCCAACCTGACGGCTGACACCCCGCAACCGGAAATCCCTGACAATCTGACGTGGGGCCAGAGCCTCGATTTAAACGTCAGCCTGCTATCAGCGCTGGGGCAGTGTAACCGCGACAAGGCCGACATCAGGCAGGCAGAAGCAAAACGTCAGTAGGGCATTACAGAGCCACTTCAAGAGGTGGCTCGACAATGTCACAACGAGGTAATCCATATGCGCACTACTGGAATCCTAATGGCGGAAATTACGCTTCGCCCATATATGAAGCCGCTGCTCATCCTTTCAGTGCTTTTGCGCTGGGGCTGGCTCACTAAGAAGTGCATCCGGATTACCCCTGTAATTGGCAAGCAGGCGTAAATATAAAGTTCTGCAAACGGTGCCATAAAAGCGCCATTGACAGAGTTTTATGTAAGTTTTCTGATTCGCTTGTCTCGAAATTGCCGGGTAAGTATCAAAGTAAACCAGAGGATTGTTCTGTATGGCTGAAAATGACAACCGCAGGCCATACCCTCCCGCCAACTTCACTGGCGAAAACTGGTTGCCATATACCCGGCTGATTCCTGCCGCCGAAATTGGTGAGTGGGTTAACCAGAACATCCTCTCCGAAGACGGACGAATCCATAACCCTGACCATGCGCACTTGCTCGATGCTGATGTCGCGTTCATGTGGGCCTCTGGCTCATTCGCCAAAAGCGGGCGCATTGTGCTGGGTCAGTGTGAACAGGTAATGATGCGCGCCGGCGGCTGGCAGAAGTCCCGCATGGAGCAGCAGATGCATGAATGGTTCGGTCGTATACCGAAGTTCATCATCACTCTGGCTGCTGACTACTGCGAGCAATGCAACGATCTGGAGTTCTGCGCACTGGTAGAGCATGAACTTTACCACATCGCCCAGGCTACCGATGACTATGGCGCGCCGAAGTTCAACAAAGAGACCGGAATGCCGGTACTCAAACTTCGCGGCCATGACGTCGAGGAGTTCGTCGGAGTAGTTCGGCGTTACGGCGCCAGCAAAGACGTGCAAGAGATGGTAGATGCGGCGAACAGGCCGGCGGAGGTTGCTCATATCGATGTTGCCAGAGCGTGCGGGACGTGCATGCTGAAGTTGGCATAAATTCAGGACTAGTTAGGACGGATGGTGAATTATGGCGGCATTAAAACCAGAGATTAAAGCCTTCATAGTTCAATCAGTTGCGTGCTTTGATACCCCCTCTCAAGTGGTCGAGTCCGTCCTGAAAGAATTTGGTGTTCAGATTACCCGCCAACAGGTTGAGCAAAACGACCCGACGAAGATAAGCGGCAAGGGCCTGGCGCAGAAATGGGTCGATCTCTTCAACCGTACCCGTGACCGCTTCCTCAACGAAATTTCCGACATCCCAATCGCAAACAAGGCGTACCGGCTTCGCGTTCTGGACCGCATGGCTGCGCGCGCCGAGGGAATGAAAAACCTCGCGCTCACCGCTGAGATTATTGAGCAAGCCGCCAAGGAATGCGGAGATGCCTACACCAATAAGCACAAGTTTGAACATTCCGGCCCAAATGGTGGCGCCATCCAGACGATCACCATGAGCAAAGAGGAATACAAGTCCGCACGGCAGGAGATGATGGAGGATGACGACTGCTGAGCAAAAGGCGTTTGCCAGAAAGGTGGAATGTGAGGAGGACGGGCTTTACTGCGCTCGATATTTCTTCAAGCAGCGCACCGGCGGCAAGATGATAGTTGCGCCTCACCACAAGGTGATTCAGAAAACACTGGATCGCGTCATTGATGGTGAGATTCAGCGCCTAATTATCAATGTCCCCCCTGGCTATACGAAGACGGAGCTGGCGACCATCAATATGATGGGCCGAGGACTGGCGCTTAACTGCCGGGCCCGCTTCATGCATCTGTCCTATTCTCATAACCTGGCGCTGCTGAACTCTTCCACCGCGCGCGGAATGATTAAGTCGCAGGCCTATCAGTCAATGTGGCCGATGGCGCTGCGTGATGATGCAGACAGTAAGGCTATGTGGTGGACTGAACATGGCGGCGGGGTTTATGCGTCGTCAGCTGCCGGGCAGGTTACGGGCTTTCGCGCCGGACACATGGAACCAGGCTGGCAGGGCGCGCTGATTATCGATGACCCGGTTAAGCCGGATGATGCTTACTCTGAGATCGTCCGCGACGGAGTCAATAACCGTTTCAACGAGACAATCAAATCACGACTGGCGATCGAGACGACGCCGATGATTGTCATCATGCAACGAATCCACTACCACGACCTGAGCGGCTATCTGTTGCGTGGTGGGAGTGGGGAAAAGTGGCATCACCTGAATTTGCCGGTGATTATCGATAACAGCCGCAGCTACGAAGAAACATATCCAGAAAACACTCACGCTATCCCGATTGACCACGGCCTGCCAGATGGCTGGCTATGGCCGTTTAAGCATAACGAATCGCACCGTGTATCTCTGTTCTCTCACCGGCGCACCGCCGAAGCTCAGTACATGCAGAACCCAAAACGCTTCAATGCGGAGGGGGCTCTGTGGAACGAGGAGATGATCAGCGCCGCTAGGGCGCTCAATATCACTGAAGAGCTTACGCGAACGGTTATCGCAATTGACCCGCAGGCCACGAACAGCGAAGAAAGCGACGAGACAGGCATCATAGCCGCCAGTGTTTACGGTACTGGAGACCGAAGGCAATACTCTGCTGATGGCGATTACAGCGGAAAATATTCACCTAACGGCTGGGCGACAAAGGCAATGGAGGCTTACGACCTTCATGAGGCTGACGCGATCGTCATTGAAACCAATCAGGGCGGAGACATGGCTGAGGACACGCTAAGAAACGCTGGGTTTAAGGGGCGGATTATCCGCGTACACGCCAGTAAGGGTAAATTTGCCCGAGCAGAGCCAATTTCAGCACTCTATTCGCAGGGGCGGGTTGCCCATCACGGCAATCTCTACAACCTCGAAAATCAGCAAATGGAATACATCCCAACTACCGCCAAAAAATCACCCGATCGGCTTGATGCTCTCGTATGGGCAATGACTGAGTTAAGTGGTCAGGGCGTCGGTACAGTATTCTTCTAAGGAGCATCGCCAGTGAGCGAACAAGATAACGGCCTTCAACTGGCTGTGAACAATCTCGCCACTGAAATGCGGCGAGCGAATTACCTTAACGCCATCGGTATCGGCGGGGGCAATACCAAGCGCCCGACGCTCTATCAGGAGTTTGGTTACCCGCGCACCATTACCTTCCATGACTTTTACAACATGTACCGGCGCAACGCCGTCGGATTCGCTGTGGTGCATCGCCTTCTGGATGGATGCTGGCAGGACTATCCGGTCATCGTTGATGGTGATGAGTCCCAGGAGGCGAAGAAAACTAACCCGTGGGAAAAGAAAGTCACCAGGTTCATGAAAAAATGGTGGCCGAAGGTGAAGGATGCCGATCGCCGCAATATGGTGGGGCGCTACTCCGCGCTGTTACTGCAGATCAAAGATAACCGGCCATGGAATGAGGAAGTAGACACTTCCCTTGTGAGGAGTCTTGGCGAGGCAGCGCTGGTTAAACTCATCCCAGTGTGGGAGCCGCAACTGACTGTTGCCGAATGGGATAACGATCGCCAGTCCGAGACGTTCGGCCAGCCGAAGATGTTCAACTTCAACGAGCAGCCGGTAGGAGATGAGGCTTTCGTCGGACCGACTCGCGGCGAGCCAGTGCATCCGAGCAGGGTGATCCTGTTCTGCGAAGGATCGGAGGATGACAACGTTCTGTCGGGTATCCCGCTTCTTGAGGCCGGATACAACAAAGGGCTCGACCTTGAGAAGATTTCTGGCGGTGGCGCTGAGGGCTTCCTGAAGAATGCCAGCCGGCAAATCGCGGTCGAGTTCAGCAAAGAAACAGACATGGCTACGCTGTCCGATCTGGCGAAGAAGGCTGGTTATGCTGACCTCGGCGAAGCGATGGGCGATAAGGTCAACAAGCTTAACCGCGGCACCGATGCAGCGGCGGTCATGCAGGCCGGGCAGATGCACGTTCTGAGCGTGACACCCGGCGACCCTGGGCCGACGTGGGAAGTCACCGCGAACGAGCTGGCGGCATCAGTGCAAATCCCTTTCACCATCCTGTTTGGGCAGCAGACCGGACGCCTGGCGAGCGATGAGGATAAAACAGACTGGGCCATTCGCCGCAATACCCGCCGCAACGGCTTCCTGACTGACCGAATCACAGCCTTGCTGGAGCGCTTCTGGACCCTGGGCATTATCGATCCGCCGACAAATGGAGAGGTCACCATTTCATGGACTGACCTGCTTGCACCTGGCGAAAAAGAGAAAATCGAGAACGCTTCGAAACTGGCCGATATCGTGCAGAAAACGTCGGGCTTCTATGGTGGCGAGCCGCCATTCACGGCCAACGAACTTCGCGAGATTGTAGGCCTTGACCCTCTGCCTGAGCCAAAGCAGCCACCTAACCCGAATGACAAGGTGACAACCGATGATCCACTGGCCGATGACGCCGGAGCAGACGGCAAAGGTGGGGCTGCCGATAGTTCCGCGCAGCAAGGTTGACCCGACTCGATCAGCGAAGCAGGTCAGCGTGATGTTCCGGGATATCGAGGTCCGGTATCTCGGTATCAAGCGCGCTCTGAAATCGCTCTTCGACCAGCGCCTGACCGGGAGAGAGCGAGAGGTTAACAGCCACAACTGGCACTTCCTGTGCCACGTTAACGGCGCCGAGCCAACGCTCTACCAGGTCAACGCCGGCAAGTTTATCTACGACATGTCAGCACAGGAGATGGCCGACCTGCTCGAAGCGGTGCAGGCCATTCTCGACGATTACCTGCTGGAAGGCGGAGAACAAAACCTGTGGGCGATGGATTACGTCGTCGCAGAAGCTCAGCGCGGAACGCTGGAGGCATACAACAACCTCTCGCAGCAGTCGCAGGTGTACGCCAGCCAGACAACTCTCTCACAGCTTCTGAGTAGCCCCGCTTATCAAAATCAGATAGCGGCGGCCAGGCTGACAACGTTCAGTGACTGGAAGGTCATCAGTGATACCGCGCGCGGCGACCTGACCAACATCATCACCGATGCGGTGGCGCGCGGAGTTAACCCACGGGAAACGTCTGGCGTCATCAGCAAGCGCCTCGATGTTTCGATGTCGAAGGCCAAGACCATCGCTCAGACTGAGCAGGTCGGCGCACTGCGGCAGGCGCAATGGAACGAAACGGACTGGGCAGCGGATCGGCTTGGCCTGAATACTGGCCTGCTGTGGCTATCTGCGCTCAAACCGACCACGCGCAGCTGGCATGCCAGCCGTCACGGAAAGGTCTACACCACCGAGCAGGTGCGAGACTTCTACGCCGAGAACGGAAACCGGTACAACTGCTATTGCAGCCAGATTCCGGTGTTGCTCAATGACGACGGTAGCATTTTCAATCAGGGGTTGGCTGAGAAGCTGGAGAAAGAACGTAAAAGTTGGTTAGAGACGACACCATAGAATGATGATAGATTTGAATCTCATTAAAATTGGAGGTTCAGATGTCCAGATATGATGAGCTTCGGAGTGCGGCATTAAGGAAAAGTCAGAAAGAAGACTTGTACTGGAGTGGTTTGTATAAGGTCTATAATAAATTCAATAAGGATTTCTCAGAATTCCTTGGCGTCAACAACGAAATAATTAAAGATTCATCAAATGAACGAATTCCAGTGCTAACAATTGGCGTTTATGATGAGGAAAAGCAATGCGTTGATGATGCCTTTGACAGCCAGTTGCCGAAGGATAATAATTTTTTATGCTTCTACTGCTGCCTGAGAATAGGTGGGGTGGGTGCAAGTGACGGCACATCAAATATATTATTTGATATAAACGTCTGCAGAGACGGAGATGAATATGATTTTGTATCCAATGCATTAACAAATACAATCAAATGCTATGAAGTTGACGGTAATGTAGATATGACTCGTTTCTTTGAAGCCATATACAACAAAATCATTACAGATTTAAACACACGGTAGTGTTTTATATACATGAATAGGTCGCCACGGCGGCCTTTTTTATTGCCTGAAATCCACTAACGAGGACCCAGCATGAAACGCAACCGCGTTAACGTGCTGACCGTCGTCAACTCCGCTTCAAACATCACTACTGAAACCATCGACGGCAAGCCACATATCGTGGTTCGCGGCATCACGCCTGTCGTGGACGATATCGTGATGAACCGGAAGTTGTACCCGGCAGCAGAAATCGAAAAGGCCTACAACACGCTTGAGCGTAACCCGATGCCGCTGGGCCACCCGAAGGTTGACGGCAAGCATGTGTCTGCTCGCGATGTCCGGGCGGTGAATGAATATCACGTAGGCGCATGGCTGCAGAACGTCAGCCATGAAGGTGGGAAGGTGACGGGTGATATGTACGTTAACCGCCAGTACGCCGAGTCAAGCGAGAAGGGCAAGCGCCTGATTAACCGCCTTGATGAGATGATTGCCGGTACCAACTCAGAACCCATCCATATCTCCACAGGACTGTTGTATTCCGGCATTGCTGCTAATGGCGAGTCGAAGGGCAAGAAGTACAACGAGATCGCCACCAACATGATGTTTGACCATGTGGCGGTGCTGCTCGACGAACCCGGCGCCGGAACGCCTGCAGAAGGCGTCGGCATCTTCGTGAACTCAGAAGGTAATGAGCAGCAGATCGAAGTTGCTCGCCTTGCTGATGGTATCGACTGCACCCGTGAAGGTCTGCTCAACAAGACCAAATTCTTTTTCACCAATGCCTCCAACTTCTCTTTTGACGACATTTCACGCGCTATCAGCGACAAGCTTCGCGAGGGTGACACAGAAGATAAGTGGCTATGGCCAGAAACGGTGTGGCCAGACAGCTTCATCTACCGCGATGACACCAGATACCTAAAGCAGAAGTACCTCATCGATGATGACGGCAAAGCCGTGTTCGTCGGCGAACCTGTAGAAGTCGTGCGCAAACCCATTGAGTACGAGATTAAAACCAACGGAGAGAACGATCCGATGAAAGAACTGATTATCAATGCGCTCCAAGCCGCTGGTAAGCCGACTGAAGGCAAGTCCGATGCCGAACTGATGGACGCTTACAACCAGCTGGCGGCAGAGAAAGCAGCAGCCAAGAAAGAAGGTGGCGATGAAATTGATCCCGCTACCGGCAAACCTAAGAAAAAAGAGCAGGCCAGCAACAGCGAAGAAGTGCCGGCGTGGTTTAAGCCATTTGCTGATGATTTGGCAGCCGTTAAGTCAGGCCTGGCAGTGAATTCTGACAAAGAGAAAGGCGAAAAACGCGCTGCCGTAAAAGCGAAATTCGGGCTGGATGACCTCGCAGTGAACGCTCTCGACGGCGCTGCCCTTGATGGCCTGTTTGCTCAGTGTCAGACATCTACCGGCCTGAATGGTGCATTCCGCCCGGTCAACAACAACGATTCTTTCAGCGAAATGCCGGAGTAAAAAATGGCTAAAGACGGGAAACACGTAATTCACGCGGGCGGTATTTTCCCCAACCCGCAACTTAATCGTGAAGGTTCTGCGGCCGCAGCGTTTCTGCCGGGTACCGTTATTTTCTTCAGTGCAGCTAAGCCGACTCCGTCGGTTGACGGCACCGAAGATGCGATCCTCTACGTCGCTAACTACGACTATCTGCGCTGCAAAACAGTTGACGATGCCTATGCTATCGGCGACTGGGTGGTAAACATCCAGCCAACTCCGGGCGTATTCCTCAACGTTCGCGCTGCCGCCGGCACCTACACCAAAGGTCAGCCGGTTTCTGTGGCCAACGGCCAAATCAAAGCACTGGCAGCAGATGAAACCATCTTTGCCTATGTCGAAGAAGACAAGTCCCTGACCGCTGCAGCAGGCGATCTGGTTCGCGTCGTGTTCAAGTAAGGAGAGACTGAATGTTTGTATTTTCCACCCGACGCGCGACTGAGACGGGCAACCTCGAAGCGAACCAGGCGCAGTTCAATGAGCTGCAACAGGCTCGCAATATGAGTGCTCAGGCCGTTGCTGATTTCGTATCCCGCACCCGCTGGCGTGGTGATGCGGCAAACACTCCGGTGCTGGACGCGACGAACGCTGTCGACGATATCCGCCGCCTGTATCGAGCTTATGATCAGACTGTGCTGGCTGAATTCGAACCGACTACTGAATTCACTCTGCTTAACGACCTGATCCCGTTGTCCCGCTCTGTCCGTCTTGAAGAGTCCGTGTACGAGTATGCTCGCACCGGTGGCCGCGGCTGGGCGCATACCTCCATGTCCGGCCAGATTGGTGCGGCGCTTGATGCGCGCGCGTACACCTTCGACGGTACTATGGTTCCGATCCACGACTCTGGCTTCAAATTCCAGTGGCGTGACCCGATTTTCAACAAAGGCTCCGCTCTGGCTTCTCTGGCCGATGCTCAGCGCGGCTCTGTTGATGATGTTCGTCGTCAGTACGTGGATTACGTCTTCAACGGTTTCCGCGATTCCGCCGGCAACTATATCGCCTTCGATGGCAAGACCTGGAAGGGCGTCAAAGCCGATGAGCGCGTACAGATTGTAGATCTCAGCGCTTCCGGCCTGAACATCGACTTCACCAGTGCCAGCGCAACGGCGGAGCAAATTCGCAACGCGGCTATCGCACTGCGCGACGTGATGAAGCTGACCAACCTGCAGTATGCGCAGCAGACCTGGTATGTTTCCGGTGAGATCACCTCAAACCTGGAGCGCTACTTCAGCGACAATTACCAGTCTGACACCATTCTGCAAGAGTTGCTGAAGCTCTCAGGCATCGCTGCCATCAAAGAAGATGCGCAACTTTCCGGTAACCAGATCCTGATTGTTCCACTGACGGCCGGTGTTATCGCTCCGATTGTCGGTCAGGCTGTCGGTACCGTTGCTGACCCTCGCCAGTTCTATAACAGCGATTACGTCTGGCGCACCTGGGGCGCGATGGGTCTGATGGTTAAGACCGACATCAACAATCGCAAATCCGTTATCTACGCGCACAGCTAAGGGGGATTTATGGCACTGGTAAAAGTGGTTCGAGACAACCTGCTTTCCGGTGCCAATCTCCAGAAACTGGAGGTTGGTGCGCAGGTTTCGGTAAGCGGCGATGTCGCTAAGCGTTGGGTAGCCGCTGGTCTGGTTGAAATCATTAGTGATGACGATCAGATGCTGGAAGTGGCCACTCCGGGTGATGATGCTGCAGAGCAGGCAGAGCAGGCAGAGCAGGCAGAGCAGGCAGAGCAGCAGGAAGAATCTGCCAGCAAATCGAAGAAGGCGAAATAACCATGGCTGACCCAATCACAGCGGCAGACGTGCAGGCGTTCCTCGGTGAGTTGGGTTACGCCATTCCCGCCTCGCTGCTCGATCCAATTCTCTGCGTGGTGAACAAGATTATCCCGTGCCTCGATGGGGCGGGATATGACGACTGCACGGCAAAGCTAATTCTGATGTATGCCGCTGCGCTCATGGCGACGTCTTCTGGTGCCCGGCGAATAAAATCGCAGGGGGCGCCGTCAGGGGCGTCCCGCTCGTTTGATTACGGAGACGATGGCATCACCTGGCTGCGTGACTCTCTGGCGAAACTTGATACCAGTGGCTGCACCAGTGAACTTCCGTTCAGCGCCGGCAACAGTGTGGGCCTGTTTATGGTGGTCGGGGGCTGCTAATGGCGTGGGTTTCAGTTCAGCAACGGCTGCCGCGGACGTTTACCCGGGTGTGGGTGATCACCGATACCGGCCAGCAAACTACGGCGTACGTGAAAAGCAATGGTGAGTGGTACATCAACTGCGACCGCATACGCGCCACAGGCGCCGCTGTGCTGCGATGGAGGGAATAGGGTATGTCAGACAAAGCCTGCGGTGGGAAAATCGACGACGATGCCTGGTATGGTGATGCCGTTGATAGGCCAGAAACACTCCACGCTGGCGCTATTCATTACGATATTGAAATGGATGTGGCGCATCTCATTGCTGAGCAGCGTGAATCTGAGCGGAGGGGTTAGCGTTGAGCTCGATAGCTTCGTGGTCCTACACGGCGACGGCGACAATCTGGCGCAATCTCGGTAACGATGAATACGGTGACTCGCTCGGCTTCTCGCCCCCTGAGTCGATTCTCTGTGATTACGAGGGCGGCTTGTCAAAGCGCATCGGCAGTATTGGCTCTGAAATCGTTGTGAAGAATACCGTTTGGTCTGAGTATGCACTGGCAGCGGCGGGTGATTACCTGCTGATTGGCGTATCGACCCAGGCCGACCCGGTTGTGGCCGGAGCCGACGAGGTGCGGCAGGTTATCCGTTATGCCGATACGTTCGAGCGCCTGGCGGATGATTACGCAATTCTGACGGGAGTCTGAGTATGGGCGTTAAGGTCCGCGGCATCGAACAAGCAAAGCGAAATCTCGACCGTATCATCGGAGATGTTCAGGGCAGGAAGGTAGTCAGGGCTATCAAATCAGCCTTGTTAATCGTCGCGCCAGAGGCCGCAAGGATGACACCTGTAGCCGCCACATCTAACCTGATTAACTCGCAATTTCAGGAAATGATGGTAAATGGCACCCGCATTACCGGGCGAGTGGGGTATTCGGCTAATTACGCGGTATACGTCCATGAAGCTAAAGGAACGCTCAAGGGCAAACCTCGCCCAGCATCACAGGGCGGTGGTAATTACTGGGACCCGGCAGGCGAGCCTCAGTTCCTGAAGAAAGCAGGCGATGAAACGCGTAACGCCGTTGATGCCGTAATCAAAAAGGAGCTAGCCCTGTGAACCCTCCGATGCATAAGCGCGTTCGTAACTTCCTCGTTGATGCCGGCTTAACCACCGGGTACACCGTTCAGTCACTGACATGGACCGATACCGGAAAGCTGGCGGAGCGATTCATCGTATTCCGGCCCAACGGTGGTACGGCAGTAGACCGCGATATGGCTGCTGATTATTACGTCCTGGTCGATGTGATAACTGGTAAATCTGCCGGTGACTATGCCAAATCAGAGGCTGATGTGCAGGCCATCATCGATTATGTGAAGCAGAACCCGATGACGAATCCCTGCCTTGGACAGATATCAAACCTTGGCGGGATACCGTCACCGGTAATGACTGAGGAAGGGCGCATGGTGTGGCGCTTACAGTTCGCCTGTCTCTTCGGCGGGTAACACCAAATCAAATCACACAAGGTCGCCTGGAGCGGCCTTTTTTATTATCTGAAGTGAGGTAAGCAACGATGCAAGGCTGCTCCAATAACGAACAACTTATCGGTCGCGCGAAGACGCTGGAACTGGCTTACGGCTGTTCTGACCAGATGCCGGCAGAAGGCGACTGGAAACTCATGGGTCTGCCGACTTCTGCAACGTGGGATATGAGCCCGGAGGCGCTGACGTCTGATGCAGACAATGGCGGGTTCAGTTCGAATCTGATTGCCAGCCTGGACCCGACATATTCCATTGAGGGAGAAGTGCGCGTTCAGGACCGTACTGATGAATTCGGCATTCAGCAGTTCGTGAAGTATATCGCCGATGAAGTCCGAGCCCGACGCCAGCCTGCGGTATGGATGCGTTTCCATTGGGGTAATTTCTATCACATTGGCTACATGGTCCCGACCGGCGCCAGTGATGGCGGTGGTGTGAAGGAAATCGTGACATACAGCTTTGAGTTCAAACTGGCTGACGGTAACACCTTCCAGATCACCGAAGCAGATGATGGCATTCCGGTAACAGGCGTCACCGTCGCTCCGACTACCAGCACTGTAGCGGCAGGTTCAAGTACCACGTTCACTGTCAATGTAGCTCCGGATGATGCTGACAATAAACTATTTACTGTCACTTCCTCTGTGCCGTCGCGCGCGACCGTAGCCTTCACCGGCAATACCGTAACTGTCTCCGCACCGTCTGGTGCAACAGCCGGCACTGCGGTAATCACCGTTAAGACCGTGGATGGAGAATTTACAGCCACTCACACGGTAACCGTCACCGTGTAAGAAAAACAAAGGGCAGGATTTCTGCCCTTGATTTTGTTTATGGGGGAAAAATGACACCAGTTAAAGAGTTTGGCGAATGCCTGATTACTGCCGGAGACAGGGATTATTTCTTCCGCCCGTCACTGCTGGCTATGTCGCGAATTGGCGAACCTGCTGAAATTGTTCAGACGTTCTACGACCTCTGCAATGACGAAGTGACCCCTCTGTTAAGGCGGGCTGCTGAATCCTACATCCACAATGAGTACGACCGGCTGCCCGATTGCGTGTTGCAGTATATTCAGAGCGGTCTATTGAGCCGCAAGTCGATTATGGCTGCCCATACGGTATTGACCGCCTGCTGTGCTGACGATATCGGCGAGTTGATAGGATGGATGAAGCCGGGTAAAGGCAGAAAGCGCAGTTTCGTATGGCGCCAGGGAAGCATGCCGCCGCACAACATGGTTATAGTCGCCCAAAGCCTGATGATGCACGGCATCATAGGTAAAGCGAAAGTTAGAAAGCTCCAGCGGCACGAATCCAGCGATACCACATCTGAATTCCGGGCATCAGATTACATCATCGCAGCACGTAACCACTTCGGTATCAGCAAGGAAGAGGCCGGCCAACTGACGATGACCGAGTTTCAGCTAATGCTCATCGCTAAATACCCTGAGCAGAAAGGGTATACCCGCGAAGAGTACGATCACGCAGCTGATGACTACTTCGCACGGCGCAAGCGCCGGCAGGCTAAAGCCAACCAATAAACCAGCCTCGGCATAGTCCTGGGCTTTTTTATACCCGCAACAAACCTCCCGCGCGTCGCAGCGCATACAAAACCCGAGTCTTTCAGAAAGCTGAGCCTGAGGAACGCCGTATAGGTGCGGACCTTCTCGGGGCGGCGTTTCTGTGCGAACAGGCTCATCTTTCTAAAGGAAATACCGCTATGTCATACCCAACAGTAATTAACGGACTTGATTTTCGTGATCTGATTTTTGTGGCCGATAACGACCCGGTAACTGACTCGTTTATGGTGGCGAAGGCATTTGGGAAACGTCCTGACAACGTTATTCGTGATATCGAAAAGACTATTAAGGCATGCCCGGAAGAGTTCGATACAAAACTCAATTTTGAGGTTTGCTATAAAAACAATGAGTTGCAGAACGGTAAGCCGCAGAAGTTCTATCGGCTCCGCAAAGATGGGTTGATGCTTCTGGTTATGTCCTATACCAAGAAAGAGGCGATGCGTATCAAGATCGCCTACATCAACGCCTTCAACTGGATGTACGCGATGCTTCAGGTTGGGCGGCGCCAGTTTGAAGAGGAGCGTAACGCCGTAATGCTGGAATTCCTGAAAGAGAAGGATGTTGCCAGTATGTCTGGTCGCCTGCTGCGTCGGTGGGGTAAAGAGAAGAAGCCGCAGTTACTTTCACGCATTGAGCAACTGGACAAGCAAGGTCAGTTGGCATTGCCCGGCTTTCCTGGCGCGATTACCGAAGCATGAAACCCACAAATTCGTGGGTTTTGGATAGCCCACTAAGGTGGGCTTCGTACATGCTGTCAGGCTGATATCAAGCTGATATTGCTAACCTGTAGACACTGACTGTATACTCACTTGACACAGGTAAGCACTTGTAGCCCATTCAACTATCGGAGGAAGCATGAAAGCAACAGTACGCCGCTACTTACGCGCTGCCGGAAGCATTCTTGATATCGCTCCGTCAGCCAGATACACAAGGAACGTCAAAAAAAACCACCGATATGCAGGAAATCGAAAAAGATTTCTATCGCATAGGTGGTGATTTCAGGCGTTCACTTGCAATAGCAAATGCCGCAAAGCAAGAGCCAACAAGCTAGCCATCAGTCAGCCGTAACCAAGGCTGAGAGCATAAATAAGCAGCTCACCTCTAATCCCGAGGTGCTGGATGCTTTTCTTCGCAGTGAAAGTTTTCAGACAATAATAACCCAACAGACAATGCATGCTGGGCCGCTACCTTCACCTAAAACACTCGAAGAGTATGATGCTGTTTTGCATGGTGGCGCAGAGAGAATCTTTGCAATGGCAGAAAAGGAACAGGCAGCCAGGCACAAGTACAACCAGGATGCACTGGACGGCGAAATTAACCTCGATCGCCGCGGTCAATGGATGGGTTTTTCTATCGCCATAATTATTCTTGTCATGGCTGCCGTGTTTGCATGGAAAGGGAATACTACTTTTGCCGGAACGCTGGTTGCCATAGACCTTATTGGCCTTGTGTCGGTTTTTGTTATCGGAAGACGCCAAGGTAAGAAAGATGAGTAAACCCGCTTCGGCGGGTTTTTGCTTTCTGGTACAACTTCATTGCCCGAGTAGCTTTGATAACCCGGCGGTAGTTGCAGCTTGCACCACAGTTTTAAGCACTTCAGTAGACATTTCGCCGAGAGTCGACTTGGCCTTGGCCTTCTGCTCATCACTCATGTTTGAAAGCGCGATCAGGTCTTCGAGGACGATCACTGCATCCCGGTGAAACTTAATGGTCTGTACGTTCAGGATGGCGCCCAAACCGCCGTCATGGCGAATGAAATCTATGCCTTTGCTGGTGATTTTCGTGAAAGAGTCCATTACAGATGGCAGTCGTCGGCCTATTTCATTGCTAAGTCTTATATCAATGAGTCCGTGACCAGCAAGATAAAGTAAGTTGGCAGTAAAGATATTAATGCCTCCAAATTTTTCTGAAAACTCTTTGGAGAAGCTACTATCGGCAGATTCTGGGTAAATGTCGCAGAGACGTTGGAGTAGCTCTCGCTGGATGGCGCGGTCAAACTTATCCATGTTGATTCCTTGTTTCGGGTTTACCATCCAACCTACCCTGGAAGCTCACCGCCGAACATCCTGATAAACGATCAGGTGGTTTTGTCGTATCGCTTCCCCTCTGCTACGATTGCCGCATCATTTACTGATGGGGATAGGGATATGAGCGAACAAGAACAGTTACAGCGCCTGGGTGAAGAAATCGCCGGGGCATATTTACGGCACCTAAAAGAAACAACCGGCGGCGACACGGTGACTTATGACGGAGTTACCAAGACCGTTGTTTTTGAACATCTGGTCTTCGGGTTGGTTGGTGTGGCTCATACCAATGCGAGAAAGCATCCTGACGATCCTGTTTTGAAGGACCCGCATAAGCATTTATCACAGATGATTAACCTCTTCTCGCGCCCATACACGCTAACCGATTTCGGTCTGCGCGTTATAGAAATGATGAATGAGAAGTCTATTCATAAAGAGCGCGGGGTAGCGATGTGAGGCGGCTAATCATTATCGGGCTACTTTTCTTGTCACACTTTTGTTATGCAAAATCTGATACTCAGATCATTAATGATGCAAAAGAGGCAGTAAGAAAAGAGCTATCTCAGAAGTATAAGCCGGGAGACTGCGAAAGATGGCGATTACTTGAAGCTAGCGGTAAAGCCAGAAGTGGATCTGCTGTCATTATTTGTGACAGTAATTTCAACCCATTGTTAGGACTGGATTTCTCAGAGATAAAGGTTTTCAGGAATGAAAACTCAAACGCTGTCTGTGGTATTGTCTCGGGACATACCGATATAAGTAAAATTGGAGGTCGGTTCGTTTATACAGATGGTGATGCAGGGCATGTTTTCATTAAGAAATCAAAAGAGCCTGCTTTCTTGGCTGATAAGAGCGAAATCGGTCGCAATGCACTGAAGATACTGGATCAACAAGGCTTTGTTGAATAAATCGAACTTTTGCTGAGTTGAAGGATCAGATCACGCATAATCCTGATAATGCAGGCAGTTCCGTGGCAAAGCAGAAGTTCAAAATCACCAACTGGTGCAACTACAACAAGGCCCTGATTAATCGTGGCTCCATCACTTTCTGGCTGGATGATGAGGCGATTCAGGCCTGGTATGCGTCAGCAACGCCCGCATCACGCGGACGACCTCAGCGCTATTCAGACCTTGCTATCACTACCGTTCTGGTGATTAAACGCGTATTCCGGCTGACCCTGCGAGCGGCACAGGGCTTTATTGATTCCATTTTTTCCCTGATGGGTGTCCCACTGCGCTGCCCGGACTACAGCTGCGTCAGCAAACGGGCAAAGTCGGTGAATGTCAGTTTTAAAGCGCCCACCCGGGGTGAAATCGCCCATCTGGTGATTGACTCAACCGGACTGAAGGTCTTTGGTGAAGGCGAATGGAAAGTTAAAAATCACGGCAAAGAGCGCCGCCGTATCTGGCGAAAGCTGCATCTTGCTGTTGATGGTAAAACACATGAAGTCATCTGTGCGGACCTGTCACTGAACAACGTAACGGACTCAGAAGCCTTCCCGGGTCTTATCCGGCAGACTCACAGAAAAATCAGAGCAGCAGCGGCGGACGGAGCTTACGATACGCGTCTGTGTCATGATGAACTGCGGCGTAAGAATATCAGCGCGCTTATCCCTCCCCGAAAAGGAGCGGGCTACTGGCCCGGAGAGTATGCAGACCGCAACCGTGCCGTTGCGAATCAGCGTCTGAGCGGGAGCAATGCCCGGTGGAAGTGGACAACAGATTACAACCGTCGCTCGATAGCGGAAACGGCGATGTACCGGATAAAACAGCTGTTCGGGGGATCACTGACGCTGCGTGATTATGATGGGCAGGTGGCAGAGGCTCTGGCCATGGTTCGAGCGCTGAACAGGATGACAAAGGCAGGAATGCCAGAAAGCGTGCGCATTGCCTGAAAATCTGCCCTGCTACAGGGACACTCGCCCCGAATCTGATTTATTCAACAAAGCCGATCAACAATTAAAAATTAACTCCAGAAATTGTCAGTAACGTAGATTAGGCAACCCACCATCAGGTGGGTTTTTTTACTTTTACTCATCTGAGTAACCCATGCGCCTTCCTAGGATGGCAGCAAGCCTTCTGCTATGTTCCTCTCCCTCACGAAGAATTGCAGCGGTAAAGGGATCTCTTTTCTCAAGCTCAGCAAGAAACGCGGCTTTTTCCTCTGGCGTGGATTTTGAATCCAGGGCCGCCTGAGTTGAATCAAAATCAACTATGTCGCTTTCAGCTATCAGCTTTTCTGTCTCCAGCGCATCCTGAAGGATCTGGACAATCTCAGAGTTCATAGCCCTGCCGTTACGCTTGGCCCGATCGGCTATGGCATCGCGCATGCCAACAGGCAACCTTACATTAAACCTGTCCATTTCTTGGCTAGGGAATTTGCTCATAAGTCCTCAAAGTTTCAATTTCGACGACAAACAATAGCACCAACTTGACATTGTTTTAAATGGTGCTAAATTGGTTCTAGTTCCAAATTGGTTTGGTGCTAAAACGGAGGAGAATATGAAAGACCTGTTACATAGCCAGCGCGTGATCGAGCAGTTCTCACTGAGACTGCCGGAAAGAGTCAAGAAAGCAGTTCAGGAAAAAGCAGAAGAAGAGGGGTTGTCATTGAATGCAGCGATCGTTCAGCGGTTGGTTTGGAGCTTAAAAAACGATGAGAAAATGTTCGGCGCCTAAAAACAACGAAACCCCGAAGGCTGCCACCTCCGAGGTCTCTAATTTACCAGTTAACTACGAGAAAACTGACATGACAAGTTTAGCAATTGCAGATCGTACAATCAACGTGCCTTTCTATGGCGATTCTCTTTTTGTAGTTGAGCATAACGGCGAGGCCTACACGCCGATGAAACCGATTGTTGAGGGGATGGGGCTGGACTGGAAATCTCAGCACAAAAAGATTTCTCAGCGCTTTTACAAAGGTATGGTGGAAATCACCATACCCTCAGTTGGTGGTATTCAGTCAATGATTTGCCTCGCCCTGCGCAAGCTGGCAGCCTGGCTGAACAGCATCAGTCCCAACAAAGTCCGTCCTGAAATTCGCGATAACGTCATTCGCTACCAGGAAGAGTGCGACGATGTTCTTTACGAGTACTGGACGAAAGGCGAGGTTAAGAACCCACGTAAGGCTAAAAAGTCACTCCCCGGTAAAATCACTTCAGAGCAACAGGAAGCAATTAAGCAACTGGTAATGACTCGCGGAAAGGCGCTGCCGAAAGAGAATCAGGCCAAAGCGATGATTACCATGTGGTCTTCACTGAAATCTCACTTTGGTTGCAGTTATAAAGAAATCAACGACGACCAGTTTACCGAGGCGCTTTCTATCGCTGCGCGTGTGCCTCTTGAGGGTGAATTCCTTGGCAAGCAGGAAACGCTACCAGCACCTAAGTTTGACGTAAACATTCCGCTTCAATGGTGGATCGATAACAACCCGTTGGTTCGCAGTGGCAACCTCTCATTTGGCAGGGGCTGCACTGCTCCTGCACTGGATGTGACGATGGATATGCTTTGCGGCGATAACTCGACCTCTGCGGCCATTCGCCTGATTAACGTTCTGGAGGAGGCTGGCTTTGACGTATCAGCGCCGAAGGCCGAAATTGTAGCGATGCGCAAACATCTGGGTAATGTCGAGTACGGCATGAAGGCTATCGCAGACGCTTGCCGCCGGGCGGGGAATAAAACCATCTCGTTCCGTGGCGGAAAGGCTGAATACGTAATTGGTTAGGGGCCTACAAAAAATTGTAGGTCAAACGGGTTACAAAAATCTTGTAACCCATGACGCAAACCTCGCTTCGGCGGGGTTTTTTATTGCCCGGGGGATGCATGGCTGAAGGTGAAAAGGTTGGTGGAATTTATATAGAGATTGAAGCGGAAACTGCTAAATTGCTTACTGGTCAGCAGCAGGCAAACAAAGCTTTAGATAGCATCGGTGATCATGCACAAAAAACAGCAGGCCAGTTAAATAAACTTGATACTCAGGTCAGCGCCACCGCTAAGGGCGTATCTTCAGGTTTTAGATCCAGTGTTCAGCAAGCTGGTTACCAACTTCAAGACTTCATTGTTCAGGTGCAGGGCGGGCAGTCAGCGCTTGTTGCTTTTAGTCAGCAAGGGTCGCAGCTAGCTGGGGCATTCGGGCCGGGCGGTGCTATCGTCGGGGCGCTAATCGCGCTTGGAACTGTTGTTGCAGGGACTTTAATTTCCTCTCTTAATGGTGGGAAAAGCGCAATGGATGCGCTTAAAGATGCTGCCGAGAGAATGAATGATGTTATCTCTGTTTCCTCTCAGGGTATCGCTGCACTATCTGACAAATACGCAAACCTTGCCAGGGTCAATGTCACGGCAGCAACACTGCTGAGAAACCAGGCTCTAATTGAATACAATCAGGCAATTTCAAAGATACCCAAAGCGATAGGTGATGCAGCTGACTCTGTTCTCTCATTTGGCGACAAAGCCATATCGGCATTAGGTGGCGGATATGCATCGGTTGAGGGATTTAATGATCGCCTTAAATCGCTGAATATAACTACTGATGATTACAGTTCGGCAATGAAGCAAGCGTATGGCGCCGGAATGAATTTCCGAGCAACGGCTGACACTATTGGCAATACTGTCGGTGCCGTAGCCTCTAAGTTGGGGATATCAGAAGAGGCGGCATTTGGTCTTACTAAGCAACTCGCAGACCTTAGTGACAACCCGTCTCCGCAGGCATTGCAAACACTTGTTTTGAGAATTAATGAAATCATCAACTCCTCAAAAAATGCAAAGCCAGAGTTGATTGAGCTATACAATAAACTCGCAGATTTGTCTACCGGCGCATCAAATGCCGCCGTTAATTTTGAGATACTGAAAAAATCAACAGATAACCTGACCTCTGGGCAAAAAAGTTTAATTCAACAGTCCGAAAGGAACCTAGCGCTATCTAAACTACAAGGTGCCGCAAGGGCAAGATTAGCGGCTCAATTTGCGGCTGAGGACGCGGGATTCTCTAAAGACGATCCGCACACTAAGCGAATGATGGATGATGCCGCTGCAACCTTTACCAATCTGGACTCGCAGAAGAAACTGAAAGCGGAGCAGAAGAAAGGCGAGAGTCAGGCAGAGAGAAATGCAAAAGTTGTTGAAGAGTACAGCCAGAAAGCGAAATTGGCCGCCGATTCGACAAGCGAACTCTCGCGCGAGCAGGCGATACTGGCAGCTAAACAGAAGTTAACGAACGCCACACCACAACAGGTTGCTCAAGTTGAACGTGATGCAGCGGCTGCATGGGGTACGGCGAACGCCCTTAAAGCCCAGGCTGCTGCACAAAAACTCCTCCCTGAAACAAGAGAGAACGCCTCTTATCAACAGGATATGAAGGATTTGAAAACTGCGCTCGATGGGAAGAGGATTACCCAGCAGCAGTACAATCAGACCAGCGAACAACTGGAGCAACAACACCAGGCTAATCTGGCTAAGATACGCGCTCAGCAAAATGTAAGCCCCATGCAGGAAGCTCAGGGGCAGATTGACCCGGTGCAGCAGCTGGCCAACCAGCACGCGCAGGAGTTGGCGTTGATTCAGCAGTTTGAGCAGCAAGGAGTTCTCGCCCATGAGAATGCATTAGCGCTGAAAAATGCCGCTGACCGGCAGTATGAGCAGCAGCGGATCGCAGCTCAATGGGAAATCCTCAGCCAGCAGAGCCTCGGTTATAACATGCTGACGAGTGCGGTGGACGCCTTTAGCGGGAATGCCTCCAATGCAATCACCGGCCTGCTAACCGGCACAATGTCAGCACAGGAGGCGATGCGGTCGCTCGGTAACACCATCCTGAACAGCGTGATCAACAGCATTGTCCAGGTTGGCGTCGAAGCGCTGAAAAACTACATTCTCGGTCAGACGCTCGGCGCGGCATCGGTGGCGACCTCAGTCGGACTGGCGGCAACTACCGCATCGGCCTGGGCTCCGGCGGCCGCGATGGCATCGCTCGCCTCGTTCGGTGCTAACGCTGGCCCGGCTGCTGCTGGTATCAGTTCGACAGTTGGGCTTGCCAGCGGGCTTGCGCTTGCCGGCGCCCGCTACAACGGCGGCCCGGTCTCAGCCGGCGGCCTGTATCAGGTCGGCGAGAAAGGTAAACCAGAGATCTACCAGGCCAGCACCGGCAAGCAGTACATGATCCCCGGCGATAACGGGAAGGTCATCAGCAATAAGGACATGCAGTCAGGAGGAGGGATCAGCGTGCAGGTGAACGTCATCAACCAGTCTACCGGTGCCACTGTACAGAGTGCCGATGGCTACATGCAGGACGGTAGCGCTGTGGTGGACTTGCTGATCACCGATATGGAAAGAGGTGGCCCGGTATCATCTCAGATGCAGCAGACATTTGGCCTGAATCGTAAAGCATCGGGTGCTTATTGATATTATTCAAAACCCACTATCCTCGTCATCTTCCTTCACTAGATTTATGCAGATTGATGATTAGTTTTGATGATTTTATAACCCCAAGAATTCTTTCATGGCTTTATGGGCTGACATTGGTTGGTTTTTTCTTCGTGGCAATTTTAGCTGCGTTAGGTGGTGATTATGCGAAAACCATCATAATGTTACTTATGGCTTTATTCAGCCGGATATTCTTTGAGGGTCTGATGGTGGTCTTCAAGAATAATGAGTACCTAAGGCGCATTGCTGAGGCTCTTGAAAAGCAGCAACAAAAATAACTATACCCGCTCCGGCGGGTTTTTTTATGCCCGGAGGAAACGTGGCAACAGTTCAATACCCTCCGTTCCTGCCGCTTCCCCAGCGCGCCGATCAGAACATGACGCAGGATACAGCCTGGCAGACGACGCAAACGGCGGTCGGCCCCCTGATAATCACGCCGATCACTACGGACCTGAAAGCAACCTGGACGTTGCAGTGGATTTTCACACTGGCCCAGGCTGAGCGATTTAAGTCGTGGCTGCGCTCGCCGACATACTGCGACCGCGGGCGTAACTGGTTCCAGATGCCGATCGACCTGGGTGATACGCAGGGCGTGCAGCAGCAGACGCTGCATTTCGTCGATATGCCGGTGCAGACCAGCAAAAACGGCAACATTGTCACCTGGACCGCAACGGTCATCAGCAACGGTATCGAGGACATTACTGAGGACTACGATGACTGGATTGTTGAGGCCCAGCCCGGCTACGGATACTGGCTGGATTACCTGATCACCGAAGTTATGCCGAGGGCTGACTGATGCCGACATTGAGAGAGTGGAAGGAGCGCCGGCCGGCGAGCGACATCAAACAGACGGTGGAGTTTTATCACCCTGCGTTTGGTTATTACCGGGTGGTCAATAACCTGTTCCGCCCGGCGACGTTCGGCGGAAACTCCTTCGAGCCAGCGCGGTTCAGTGTGACCGAGCCGGCACAGGATGGAACTGCGGTCATATCCATGACGATCACCTTTGTCGCCGCGACGGAGCATGTCCGGCAGACACTGAAAAGCTGGCGCGGGGCGGCGCGGATGACGCCGATCCAGTGCCTTTACCAGCAGTGGGACGATATCGGTGATTCAGCATCAATGAAAGACTGGACGCTGTTCGTAAGCGATATATCCGCCGACGCCAATAACGTGACGGTCAACGCCGGATTCACCAATCCTCTGACGCTGGCCAACCCCATCATTTACACAACCGAACTCTATCCCGGACTGAAAACATCATGACACAAGACGAATTTATCCGGCTTGTTAACGGCAAGCCGTGGGCTAACCGCGCCTGCAGTTTTGACGAGATGGATTGCTGGGCGCTGGTTGTCCTGTATTACCGGCATGTTCTGGGGCTTGAGCTGCACCATGTGCCGGGCTACGAATCCGGGTCTGACTTCATTACCTGCCATGAGCAGGAAGTGGAGCACTGGCGACCGGTACCGGCGGCGGTAACGGGATGCATTGCTGTTTTCTACCGCGGCGAAGTCCCGGCGCATATCGGCGTAATGACGAGCCCGGTTAAGTGCCTGCACGCCCGGGGGGAGTTCGGTTTCGTGCGCAGCGACAATCCGCTGGCGCTTCTTAAAGTCTACAGCCGCGTGGAGTACATGGTGCATGGTTCGATATGAATTGCAGCGCCTGCCTGGCGCACCGAAGCAACGCGGCACCATTGAGGCCGGGACGCCCCTGATTGAGCTTCTCGACTCACTGAAGCTGCATAACGATGTTGTGATTAAGCTCAACGGCAGAGAGCTTACTGACGACTTCGATATAGCTTATCCGCTGCGTAAAAATGATGTGGTCCTGGTGTTCGACCAGCCAGAGGGTGGGGTAGGGAAATTAATCAGCACCATACTGCGACCAGTCACGAAAATCCTTTCTGGCGCGATGAAATTGCTTGGGCTTGCGCCAAAATCAGGCAGTATTTCTGTTGCCACCGGAGATTCGCCCAACAACGATGTAACCCAGCAAACCAATCGGGCAAGACTTTATAAAGGTCGTCCGAATATTTATGGGCAGGTGCGCTCTTATCCTGATCTCATACAGGAATCGATGTTTGAATACATCAATAACAACAAAATGGTGACGGAATGGATGGAGATTGGCTACGGCCATTACAATATTTCATCAGTTCGTTACTCTGAATCCTCGCTGGTTGCTCTGGCTGGCGCCACTTATCAGATATTTCAGCCTGGAGAAGTTATAGGGGAAATCATCCAGGGTTACGCGTTCGATGACGTTGACGGCCAGGAATTGCCAGGCACTAACGAGCAGACAACGGATATTACTAATCAGGCAACAACTAATTCACTATTAACGGGTGCATTTGCTGGTGGTCAGTTCTACGCGAAAATAGCCAAAGCCAACGATTTTGATGTTTTCTACGACACCCCCAAACCATTTGCAGTAACCGTTACTGTTAACGTCACATATAACACCGCGAGTGGATCTGTCACGAAAGACATTAATGTTACCGCCAATCTGTTTCGGTCTGAAATTTCAGACGATGGAGCTCTACTTGATCCACTGGAATACTACGAATTCTGGTTTAGCGGTCTGGGTGGGGCTGATTTTGCGGCTCTTCCCGCTGATGCTGTAGTGAACGGCACGCTTTTCACCATAACGCAGTACGGCACGATTGCTGTAGGTCCTTTCTTTGCCGCGCTGGAAGGAGATCAGTTGTGGATTCACTTGTACGCAAACGAAAACGGTGGGTATGACGGTCCGGCAAGATTAACCTGGTGGAAAGTTGATGAGGACAACGACCAGATCCCGGGTACAGAAGAGAGTATGGATGTGAACGTCCATAACGATGGCCCCAACCAGGATTACATCTATCGGACCTATAAAATCACTCCAGCAGCCGGGTTCGGGCGTTACGCCTTTAAGGGGGAGAGAACGAATAACAGCGCCAGCGATTCAGTCCTGCACCTGTCTGGCGCTCACTCTGTTACTGTTCGTAAGAACGTTGTTTATCCTGATGATACGATTGTTCGCGTGACAGTCCGTCAGACAGAAACACAGACTGTTGCATCCGAACGTAAATACAACTGCCTGGCGCAGCGGAAAGTCATTTCGTGGTCACCGTCTAGCGGCATTGACTACACATTGCGTGCCAGTCGGTCATTTGCTGATGCCGTTCTGCATGAGTGGGTAATGACTGGAAAGCAGGACCCCGCGCGGTTGGATTTGCCGTCGCTCTACGCCATTAAAGACACCCTGCCTGATGTACAGCTTGGATATTTTGACTGGACCTTCTCCGATGCAACCCAGCCGCTAGGTGAGCGTATACAGACCATCTGTAACGTAGCCCGCGTGAGTTTCAACTGGATCGGTGATGTTCTGACGTTCTGGCGTGATGAAAGGGTTGCTAACCCTGATGCAGTTTTCGCCCGATCAAACATGTTCTGGGATGAATACAAGTTGTCATGGAAAATGTCTTTACCTGGTGGGTATGACGGCGTCACGCTTGATTACGTTGACCCCTCAACTAACAAAAAGACCTACATCTATCTGAGCGTTGGCAGCGGCGGGATTAATGAAGTAGCTGATGCAACGGTAAATGCAATGCAGGGGAGTTTGTCCGGCTGCCGCAACAGGACTCAGGCGGTTGATCGGGCATGGCTAGAGGCGCGCAAAATCCTCTACTCACGTCTCACAATGACAGTCAAAGTACTGGAATCGACGCAGGTGGTTCGCGGTACGGTTGTGCAGTGTCCTGACCTGTACGACAACAAGCAGCAGAACGGCTATATCACAGGGCGCTCCGGGGATGTGTTCTCGACCTCTGAGCGTATCGACTTCTCATTCGGGGATATGTGGGTGGTGATGACCGACAGTCTCGGCAATTACCGCGGTCGCTGGCGAGCCTATCCGGTAAGCGGCAAGCCCAAAGCATTCCAGGCTGCAGCCGATACCTTCGATCTGAACATTTATGACCGCGAAAATGTGCAAAACCCCAGCCGGTATTTCATCGCTACCGACTCGGAACTCAACTCCACAATCTGGCGCGTCGATAGCGCCAAGCCTAACGGTGACGATACTCAAACGCTATCCCTGACTGAGTATTCAGACTCGATTTATCCGTAACACACAGCGGTAATTACCAACCTTCGCGCACACCATCAGATTCACTTCTGAGGGCTTCGTGCGCCTTTTATAGGGCGACATGCACAATGGCAGAAGTACCGTTACCAACTCCAACCGACAACCCGGTGCCCAGTACTGATATCCGGGACGCAGTTTATGCTGGCGCCATGCTGGATAAGGTTGTCACCAGTACCGAACCGACATACATCGATCGTCTCGGCGGCGAGCACTACACCGTAGACGGAATGAAGGCGGAAGGGGATAAGGTCGTTGAAGAAACGCGGCAGAATCTGATCCCTCTCAGCCGGCAGTATATGACCTTGGCAGATGCTCAGGCAGACATTGCTAATATTCCTGAGGGTAGCACCACTTATGTTCGAAGCTCAGACGATAGTGCCCTCGCGTTCGAGGTCATGAACGTTGGCGGAACGCTGCAGCCTACCGGACGTCAGATGCCCTCAACGTGGATATTTGCAGGGGTAAGATTTCTTAGTGGATACGGAGATGAAAAATTCGTAATCATAGGCACTGATTATCAGGTCCTTGAATACGGCAATGATAGCGACAGAATGCGCGATGCTGGGGCAGATATCAAATATGGTTACGGTATCCCAGGCAAGCCATTATCTGTAATGGGAAGCGATAACCAGATGGCGTCTTTTTTAACTACTGATTCTTTAGAAGATGCCGGATGTTCTATTTTAAAGGGCTACTCATCTTCGCCATTCGCTATTCTCGGAAGCGACGATCAATTGCTACTGCCAGGGGGCGGTGGCTCCCAGGCGGCATCAAGTTTGCCAGAGACTGGTCTTCTTGATTACATGATCGCGATGCAAGAGAGGGCATATACAGGAGGATACCTCACTATTTTTTGTCAGGGTGACTCTCTCACTGCAGGCACGGGGGGGTTGGGTGCCATTGACGCTATGTACAGCCTTTTTGCAGCAAATCTTGGGCATGGGGGTATCGGTTATTTTGCACCGTCAAACGATAACACAGCTTCCCGAGACTTGCTGAATATGGAGCTGGTCTATACGGGGTGGGTCGATAACCAGACCTACGGGAAAAAATGCGCACCATTGAGTTTTGCTCTTGTTCCGTGGGCAGGTCGCACTAATTTATTTTTCCGGGTAAAAGATGCGTCCCGCAGCAACCCAGTTTACCAGCACGATGTTGTCGAGGTCGGTTTTACTGGTACCGGAGACGCCGGAACATCTAGTCAGTTCCGGTTCCGTGCAACCGACAGGAATGACGACGGCTCTACCGGCCCGGCGGGTTCCGGGGAATGGCAAACAGCCACAATACCGAATAACCCTGAGGGTAGCGAGACGATAACAATCGTCAGGGTGGAGGGCCTGGGGCCGAACTCAGGTCGATTCGCCCTGGAAATTGAACCTCCCGCATCTGGTCAGGCAGGTTATCCTGCGCTGATAAGCTTCAACTGCATCAACTCTGCTGGCGGTGTGCGGGTTATCAGGTACGCAAGAGGCGGTGCAACATTTCAGTATTTCATGAATCAGACAGCGTCTTATCAGCAATACTGGATACAATATTTTCAGCCGGATGTCGCGTTTATTAATCTCGGTGAGAATGATTACGCGCTGTCAGATACAGATTTTATGGCCGGTTACAGCGCCATTGTTGAGCGGGTGCAGGATGCTTTGCCGGGTGTGCCTGTGTTTCTGGAGCGCTGGTACAGCGACAACCATATTAAGCGCGACGCGGTCTATGATGTCATTCAGGCTAAATACGGCATGCTGGGGTTTAATGTTCGTGACCTTATCCGCAGCTCTAACTACGCATTCCAGAACGGTTATGCCTATTCCACCACCAATCCGGCAGACCCGCACCCCAACGCACGCGGAGCCAGAATTATTGGCGCGTATCAGGCGAAACGCGCACTCCTGAACTACGCCGTACAATCTCTCAGAAAGGAACAACAAAATGGCTAAAACGACTTTCCTGCAAATTCCCGTAGCTGTTAACAGCGGCATCGCGTCAACTTATTCCGAGCGCGACGATAAAACCTGTCGCTGGGACCCATCACATTATTTTGACTGGCGAGTATCTACCGTAGCAGACCGAGCTGGGGATATGGCCATCTCGTTAGGTTCCGCTATTTCGGAATCCACGCTGAACGGCATTAAGACGATGAAAAGCGCGCTGACTGCAAACGGTGGCGTCACATCTGAAAATGTCTACCCCGCTACAGCGGCAAACGGCTATTGCTACGCCTTCGCTTTCAAGCGAGATAACACCACACAAGCTACCTTTTTAATCGCGGGGCCCCATCTGCGGTTACAGGCACAGACAGATAACAAGCTCTACTATTACAAAACAGGGTCATCAACCCAGCAGGGAGGGGTGGCCTTATCCACAGGCATTGACCTCGTGATCGTGAACTACGACCCGGTAACTGACACTGAGACGGTGTATGTCAATGACGCGACCATGACCGTAACCGGGGCATCCGCAATCACGTATCAAAACTACCCCATGAACCTGGCGGCGACTGCCGCGAATAACGTAAACTACGGAGAAATTCTCATCTTTGATGCAGTGAAGTCAGTATCTGATATTGCTGCGATTAAAGCGTACTACAGAGAACAATACGGCAACTGATTGTCAACCGCTTGACCTTCCATTCTAATAAAACTACTGTATATAACAACAGTATTTATCGGAGTGAAGACATGCATCGACAGTCAGACATCAATCAGGCATTCCGCGAGTCGGTATTGCGCAACTCCAAAGGTTTTCAGTACCTGCACACAAAGGATTTTGTGTCAGCGCTGCGCCGGCGTGGGCTGCACTTTACCGACTCAGAGGCTAATGCGTGGATATCTAGAGAGCAGACGTACTTTGTCGACAAAACCACCTACCATAGCGAAAACCGTTTGTGGATGATGGCCAACATGGGGAGGGTGATCTAATGGGATTCCCTTCACCCGCGACGGACTACGTAGAACAGCGCCTGTCCGTTAACACGATCTGCAATGTCGGGCCTAACACCCTCCTGTTCGAGCGTTCTGGCGGTTACGTTGTACTGGATATCTCCCTGAAGCCAAAGCAGGGTAGCCAACTGCTTATACAGCACGGCGGCGGGACGGAGCTTGCCAAGCTGAGAGGAAGGTCACTGATTACCGAAGATGGCGAAGCGATCGAGGGTGAAGCCCTGGGCGATGTTACTGTCATCGGCGTCGTGACGTTTACTATCTGCGATGTGCGCCAGGACAATGCGGTTGTTTAGTTGCCGTAGATGAGTTGAAGAGTTCGTGGTTGCTGTGTCGTAGATGTGGCGTGACAGGGATGCACGATAAAGACAGGGATGTATTCAAACGACACGAAACGACACAAAACCGGATGCGAACGCGGAAAACATGTGTGATTACAGTGTGTTATTTAACGCTCTACTTTCTTCTAAGCCGTAGGTCACAGGTTCGAATCCTGTAGGGCGTGCCATTAAGAAACAGTAACTTACGCCAGTTTTAAACCAGCCTGATTTCCTCCTTGTGTCGTATTTGTGTCGCTAGCGCCAAAAATGGCGTCAATTTTCCGTGCGTGTTCGGTCAAATGGTTCGGCGCCAGGTGAGCATAACGACGTACCATCTCGATGCTCTCCCATCCTCCCATTTCCTGTAAAACAGAAAGCGGGACGCCGGACTGAATCAGCCAGCTCGCCCAGGTGTGCCGGAGGTCGTGAAAACGGAAATCCTCGATCCCCGCTTTTTTCAGACCGGCGCGCCAGGCGTTATTGTCATCCACCCGCATTTTTCTCACCGCGGGCGTCAGCGTTCCATCCGGGCGATGTCTTGCGGTGGTGTGAACGAACACCCACCGGGAGTGCTTCCCTATCTGATCCCTTAATACCCTGCATGCGGTATCATTCAGAGCTACGCCAATCGCCTTGCCCGCTTTTGCGTTCTCCGGATTTACCCATGCAACCTTTCTCTGCATATCGACCTGTTGCCACTCAAGCCCGATGATGTTTGAGCGGCGCAGGCCGGTCGCCAGTGCAAATATCACCACTGGCTTAATGCTCTCCGGCATGCACTCGATCAACCGCTCAGCTTCTTCTCTGGTCAGCCACCGTATCCGCTTACTGATCGGCTTGCGGGTTTTGATAACAGGGGCTGTTTTTATCCAGCCCCAGTCATTCGCCGCGGCCCTGAGAAGGGATCGAATGAAGGAAAGGTGTTGCGCCTTCGTCGCCTGAGAAACCTGCCGTGGTTTGTATTCAGGAACCGGCTTACCTTTCCTCAGCGCGGCATCGCGTTTACTCTCCCACACCTGCAGATGCTTACGGTTGATCATCCCGTTAACAGCTTCGTGAACCTCCTCCGCCTTTATCTTCGAGACATCACGACCGGAAAAATGCCGCAACCAAAACTCAATTTTGGTTTTGTCATCATCCAGCGATCGCTTATGGTCTTTCTCCCGCAACCACCGGATACAGCATTCTTCAAAGGTTCTGACGGGAAGGTCGCCGATCTGGTCAACCCGCCACGCTTCCGCCTTCAGTTTGTCGTGGAGCTCCTGAGCCTGCTTTTTGTCCCCCGTGCCAAGAGATCGCCTAACTCTTTCTCCTGACGGCGTAAAGAAATGACAGTGCCACACGCCGCCCCTGAGGGTGATTGACATAAAACTTCTCCTTTATGTTCACCCGCGTTCGCGATGACAGGATCGCGCGGGGTTTTCAAATATGCAATACACGCAGCCTCGGTCGTTCTGTACTTATTGCCGACCTTGCGGCCGGCGAGCTCCCCAGACTCAATCAGGCGGTAGATCACCCGCGCAGACACGATGAGCAAATCGGCGGCCTGCTGTGCTGTTATCGGTTTGTCAGATGCCATATCACCTCCGATGCTTACCGCGTAATTCCTCTTCTTCTTGGCAATCAGCGCAGCGCTGACAGCCCGCCACAAGTTCCCGGCGCCGCTCGGGTATCTCTTCCCCGCAGTCGCGGCAGTGAGTAGCCGAAACTGCGTTATGGTTGATGCGGCATTTCGCAATTGCGGCTTCCCGCTGGAGTTCTTCCAGCTCGTTGGCCTGATCGATGATTTCTGCGCTCATGCTGTAGTCCCCTTCACGAAAATTACCCAGTGCGTTTTGTCCGCTTTCCCTGTTCGTTGCCAGATGGCTGGCTTCTCGTCGGTCAGCGCCAGTATCTGGCTCACCGGTATCTGGGTTTCGTTCCATTTGAAGATGAGTACGCCGTGTGGCCGCAGTACTCTGAACGCTTCTTTGAAACCCGCACGCAGGTCATCGCGCCAGGTGTCTTTGTTCAGGCGACCGTATTTCTTACCCATCCAGGCGTTTTCGCCCACTCGCTCAAGATGAGGTGGATCGAATACCACCACCGGGAAAGAGGAGTCAGCGAACGGCAGCGCGCGGAAGTCGGCGATAATGTCCGGGCTGATAACCAGGCTGCGCCCGTCGCATAGTTTGTGCTGCTCAGCACGGATATCACTGAATACAGCGCGCTCATCCTGTTTATCGAACCAGAACATGCGGGAGCCACAGCACATGTCGAGGATGGTTTGTTCGCTCATGCTGCACCGCCCTTTATCCGGGAAATAACTTCTTTGGCGACCTCTAACCGGCCCCATGTAGAGTTAGGCTTATCTGGTTGTGGGTAGGTATGTTTGCTAACGATATCGGTCATCTCTTCGAGCGCTGCCAGCAACTCGTCGCGCTGCCCGGCGACTTTCGCATGCTCAAGCGCAGCGTTTTCCAGCTGGGCCTTGTGCTTCTTGTGAGCCTCATAGGCGTGCCAGGACTGGCCTTTGCGCACGCTTTCGGTGATATCGTTCACCTGCTCAGGCGTCAGCGTGGTCAACGGCTGGGCTGGGTAGATCATCACCTGCCCGGCGTCCCAGTCAAAGCCAGGATGAATAGCCTCGACAGCAACGTATGGCGATGCACCAATGCTGCCTGGCGAGTGGATGGAGATGGTAATCTCAGAGTCGCGCCGCTGCGTTGTTGAGCTGGACCAGATACGGGTTACCAGCTCAGTGAATTTGGAGAATCTCATGCTGCACCTCCTTGGCCGCAGACTAAAAATGAGCAGTCTTTCTTGTGCTCGTTACAAGACCAGACCACTTCGTCATCACCACGGAAAACATTTACTTCCACCGTGGTTTTAAACTTCGCAACTGCACCGCACTTGCATTTGGCAGAGGTGTTTTTGCTTTTGGCGGCAACACTGCCGACTCTTGGGTATTTGCTCATGATTCCACTCCGTAGCGGCCGCTCAGCCGCCCAATAACACTGACAAATTTCACCAGACTGACACCCATCGGCCGGACCTTCTCGTAGTGCTTGCGAAGGATGGGGGGGCATACAGCGTTCCACTTCGGTTTAGGCTTTACGCTCATCGCTTTGGTTATCTCTTCTGCGCAGCGACGAGCCTGGGCGCGGAGAGCGTTTTCCTTTTCTTCTGGCGTCATGCTGCCTCCAGACTCCCGATCCGCTTTAACTCAGCCAGCGATACAGTCGTGATGATGTGTCGCGTGGTGATGTACGGGCGCCAGATAAACAGGAGCGAGCCTTTGGGGTTGCTCTTGCGCTTTCCTGTAACGGATGCCGGAACAAACTGAACGCGACCTCCGGTTATGAGTCTGAGTTCATCAGCTGATTGTCTGGCTGAAATAAACCAGCCGGTAGAGATGTCAGCAGGTAACAGCATCACTACGGCCTGAGACTGCTGCCGGGATTGCTCGGCTGCCTTTTCCACCCACGGCCCAATATCGGAATAGGGTGGGTTACACCAGATAGCCCCATATGACGTCCATTCGCTGTTCAGCGAGTCATCCAGCTCAGTGAGATAGTGAGCGCATAGCGCGTTACTCTCAGAGGCTGCAGCATCCAGCCAGAAGCCAAACTCGCGGTCGAGCGCGTTGAAAATTTCAATCGGTGTTTGCCAGTAGTCACGTTCATTTTTTGGAGTTTTCGATCCGCCATAATCAGTCATTGCGTACCTCTTTTCGTGTCCAGCTCTTCGGCCAGTCTTTGAGCCTTTAACGGGTTTCTTACCACTTCACCAGATGGCATTAGCCAGCCACGATGAAGGACGGAGTACATACACTTCACTTTTCCTACGGTTATGGCGTCGCGGTAATGTTTCATTTCCACTGCTCCCCGAAGGTGAAACCGATCTCCGACAGCGATTCATCCATCTTGCTGATGAACTCCGGCACCATTTCGTTGAAGTCGGACATGTATTTGTCGTCGCGCTCAACAACCACGTGGTGAATGCCTTCTCGCTTCATGCGAGGGTCATAATTCGCGAAATACCATGCATCCTTACCGGTTACCCACATGCTGAATTGCACCTGGGCCATGTAGGCGGATTTGATAGCCTCGAAGCCGCCAAGCCGGAATTTCATGAAGTCGCGAGAGGTGAAAGGGCACTTCAGCTCAAGGCCGCGACCATCACTGCACAGACCGTCCGGTGAGCAGGCGGTGCGCATGCCTTCGTCACGGAAAAGGATCGGCGACTCGGTTACCTGCACGTCGGTGGTGAACTCAAACAGGGTGCGAGCATCGGCCTCATACTGTTTCCCCCAGGCCAGCGCCTTGGCGTTAACTTCCGGCGCCGCGCCGGTGCAAACCTCTGCGAGCAGCGTGTGGAAATAAGAAATTTTCATGTCAGTCCACTTGGTGCCTGATCTAGGCTTCGAAATGACGTTATGGACTTCCGAGGCGGTGATCACGCCAAGGCGTAAGCGGTGCCAGGATTCATCACCCTGTTCAACGCCGGTAACATCAATGCCAGTGCGTGCAAGGATAATTTCTGGTGTCATGCTGCCACCTGCGCTTTTTTCTGGAGGAAGCTAAAGCCTTTCTGTGCTTCTTCTTCGGTGAGCTGTGATGCCTGGAAAATGTCTCGCTTGAAGATGTTGCTGCACAGAGGCAGGAAGTCCTGTTCCCAGTCCTTATTCATGGACGTCAGGAGGTCAGTAATTGCCTGCAACGTTTCCTCACTGGCCACCAGGGGAAGCGCCTCTGTCGTGCTGCGCGGCGTCACGTCACGCGCATCCACTTCCAGCGTTTTACCTTCCATCTCTTCGGCAGTGGGCTGCTGGCCAATTTCAGGCCATGCCTTACGCAGAGCCTGAGCCTCGGCACACTTCGCCAGCTGGCCATAAGGGCGCTTTTTCCACATAGCATTTGGCGCGGTAGTGTCGCGGCCGGCGGTGGCGTAGTTTTCAACCCAGTATTCTTTCGCACTGAATTCGACGATCTCCCCGCTCGGCATGCGCTTGCTGACCGTGTACTTGCACCATTGAGGAACAGTCACCTCAATACCGGTAAGCGTCAGAGTGACGTCCGGGCCGAACTCTGGTTCTTTTGCGCCAGCGTAAGAACCGGAGCGATCGGCTTGAATCCGATAAAGCCCGATGCCAGGCATAACCACATCGCGCCACTCGCTTTTACCCGACTTCGAGTCCTTAACGCTCATTGGCACCAGATGAACGGGCTTCAGAAGCGGATCGAGGTTTCTGGCCCGGCAGTAGTCCAGCGCCATCATTACTGATTCGTCTTTGGCGCCAGGGTAAATACTGTTTTTGAGGGCGCTCCAGGTGGCGCCGTCAATGCCTCGCTCAGCAAGAGAGCTGGCTGTAATCACAAGTTCGTTAGCCATTGCTATTCCCCAAAGTTAAAACGGGCAGCCGGTGCGGTGGTCCCAGTCGTATTCCGCCTGGGCGTAAGCTACTGCCGAGATGAGATCGTTATATGCCTCGCCAGCTGCATCGCTGCGGAGGCCTTCGTATGGGCTTTTGTCCATCGGTACAGAGAAGCGGAACAGGCCTGACGGCTCTTTCGGCAGAGCGTCGATAATTTCCTGCGCCCGATCGTCAATCCACTTTTGCTTCTCTTCGGTGAGCGTTTGCTCGGCCCACTTACGCTCTTCGATTACGTCGTATGCGCGGTATGCGTTCATAACCACCTCAGTATTTGATGGTTGTAGCCGGGACTTTCCCGAGAGCTACAGCAATGATGCAGGCTTTAGCCCATTCATGAGGGATGCCCTGATTGATAAGAGCCTGTACCGCTGCTGAATTTATTCCGCGGCGATGTTCAACATCAGCGGCGCGGCGCGATTCTTCTTCGGCCTTGCGCTTCTCCTCCGCCAGGCGGGCCAGTTCGCGTTGCTCTGCCTCGCGGCGGATGCGATCGGCTTCTTCCTGTGCCTTGCGGCGTTCTGCTTCCACAGCGGCCTGCTTTTCACGCTCAGCACGTTCAGCTGCTTCTCGCTGTTCGCGCTCGGCTCGCTCTTTGGCCAAAATCGCTTCGCGCTCTCTGGCGGCTGCAGCGTCAATTTCACGCTGTGCCTGTTCTGCTGCCTCACGTTTCGCTTTCTCTTCTGCCTGGCGCTTGATCTCTTCTTCGCGGGCAATGCGCTGGCGCTCGGCTTCTGCTTTTTTCTCGGCCTGCTCACGGTCGAAAGCGTCATTCATCAGGAGGGCCATTTCGTGGTCAGACTCAATACGAGCTGCCAGCTGCCGATCGAACTCTTCATTCATGGCCAGCGCTTCGGCATGCAGTGCGTTCATGGCTTTTTCGGCCTTAATGCGTTCCTGCTCGGCCTCCCATTCGGTCAACGGCTTACGTGTCGCATCGCGCAGCTCGTCACATGCGTCAACGAACCGCTTAATTTCCGCCTCAGCAGGG